GCAGTTAATATCATTCTCCCATATAAAACTGTTAAATTTGAAACTAATATTTATACTGAAATACCTGAAGAAGATGAAATGCAAATTCGTCCTCGTAGTGGTATTTCGAGTACTACTTTATTAGATATTAAATTTGGTACTGTAGACAATGACTGGCGTGGTAACAGTGGAATTATAGTACAAAATCCTACACCTTTTAGTTATATTATTATTCCTAATAGTAGACTTGCACAAGGTGTAATTGTTGAAAAGAAACGTGCAGTATTTGATATTAAATCTTCTAAAGATGAATTAAGCAAAACTGAACGTGGTGAAAATGGTTTTGGAAAAAGTGGTCTAATGTAATAAATCGAAATAAGATGTTTAATGAATCAGATATTTTACAAGATGAGCGTTATTATATCGGTGTTAAACTGATTAAAGCTCGTCCAGCTTATAGGATTAATGGTAATGAGATAGTTTATGACTTAAATCGTGCTCGTAATCCTAATGATGTTATTGAAGAAGGTTACGAAGTTATTTATCCTGATAACTATAAATCTTTTTCACCAAAAGATGCATTTGAAAAGGCTTATTATATGATTTTAAGTCCTAACAAAATTCAAGAAGGTGATGTACTTAATTTCATGAAAGAAGGTTATTCTTTGCGTCTTGGTGAAAAGACAACAGTTGTTTGTGATACTACTCTAACTGGATTTGATACTGTCGGTATAGCTGCTTGTGTAGACTCTCAAACCTACGACCATGATATGGGATGTGGTGTAGCTCGTCGTGATATTAAAGAGAAAATCTGGGGACATCTGGGTTTTGTTCTTCAATGGGCTATTAATGGTCTTAAAAGGTAGTTTATGATTAAGCGACTAAATGTAAAGAAAAATGTTAGATTATTAAGTGTACAATGGGATGGTGCTAATATCTCAGAATGTGTTGGTTTTTGTAGATATTGTCATTTTTCCGATGGTTGGATGTTTATTATGTTTAGAGAGAATATAATTCGACTCAATAAAGGAGATTGGATTATTGCTTTAACTGATAAAGAATTTACTGTTATTAATAATGAAACATATCAATATCTTTTTGATAAACCGAAAGATGTTGAAAACGGTGGCGAATAAACGCGACAAGTGGGCGTGCAACCTCCTGCCCCACCGGGTCAGCGAAGCCCGAAGGGCTGAGCTATCTATGTTGCAACTTTAATTGCTACTATAATTGTTGTTATTATTAATAGTGATATTACTAACATAATAAGTGATACAGACAGACCGTCAGAATGCCTATTTTTAGGCGTTCTGACGGTCTTTTTTTTTGTCAGTTAGACAAATGTACCATCGACAAAAGATAATGCCCGTAGCAGGCTGGAAAGCACCACCACGGGCAAATATCCGGTGTTTACTCTATTGAACTATTCGTCCTCGTAGTTATCGCTGTCTTTCGGACTAATCATATCTCTAAAACCAGTAAATGTAATACCAAAAGGATTATACATATTGTAATAAGACATAGTAGCACCGAGATTATTAAACTTATTAATTTGACGAAGAACAGGAACAGCTTGACGTAATGCAACTGCACGTTTATCTTGTCCCTTATAAATACCTCTATCATAAATAAGTTCATCATCATCAACCCAAAGACCTTGAATAGTAAGATTAACAAGTTTATATGCAGATTGTAAAGTTTTCTGACCAGCAAACAAACTATTTGCAGTTTGTTCTATTGTAGCCATCCAACCAAATACTGGCATAGGTTCAATCATTTGTTGATAATAAGTTGTTGCAGCATACATAGCGTGCTGATACAAAATATTATCTTCGTCATCATCATCTTTCTTAAATGCACCAAGTGTCATAGCAGCAAGAGCACTGAAAGCTAAAGCACCCATTAAACGAGCAAATTTCATAGTTGCTATCTGTTCATTTAAAGGAAGAGTATTATAATAAAATCCTACATTAAGTAACCAACTTGATACACCTTTGAAGAAATTACCAATACCTTTCATATAGTCGATAACAGTATTGTTATCATTAAGACTATCTTTGAAGGCTTGACTACCACTTCTAAACATATCAAACATAGGATTAAATACAGGAACTTCATAAGAACCTAATTGTTCATTATAAAATATACGACCGAAACGACGACCGAAATAACGAACAAAATTAGGACGAACCCATTTCTTAAATTGCATTAACAAATCACCAAAAGCAGCATCTTGTAAACTATTTCTGTCTACACGATTGTAAATACCATGTAATGATTGGTTAATAGCTTTAACTCGACCACGGAACTCCGAAAGAGTTTCTTCTGTAAGACCACTTTCAGGATTAAAACTCAAACGACCATCTTCAAGTTTAAGTTCCGAACGAAGAGTATTGTATTTATCAAAAGCTTCACGTTGAGCTTTTTTATCAGTCTTTCGAGAATTAACAATTTTCTTACGTTGTTCATCAGAAAGTAAATTATAATGTGATTTAAGATATTGAGAAGCATAATCGTGATTCCATAAATACTCTTTTGAAGTACGTTTTTCTTCACGAGCTATTTCAGCATCTAAATCTTCTTTGAAAATAAGATATTTATCATATTGTTCGTTAGTAAGAACCTCTTGTAATAATTTTTCAAGATTATCATTATAAAAATCATTGAAAGCCATAATCTTACCACCAACTACTCGATGAGATTGTGTAGCAGCAAGTAACATACCAAACTGCATAATGAACTCACCCATGTTATTAGGAGCATAGCCAACAGTATCAACCATTCGCATAGCTTTAATCCAATAGGAAGTTCCAGTATCAGAAGATGTTACATCACGAGTATCTTGATAAATATCATCAAAATCTTTAATGATTGCTACAAGTACATCATCAGTTCTTGTCGAATTAATATCGCGTAAGAAATGAGGGATAGTCTTAATAACATCACGCAAACCTGATTTCATAATATCTTTGCTTTCAACAAAGTTATTAGCAGTAGATTCAACTATCATATCAGTAACACCTTTGAGAATATTAGTGATACCAGCAGTATAGTTGAGATACATGAAAGTCATAGAAGTATAACGCAATAATGCACCGGCAGAAACATCGAGAGCACTATTATATTTACTAAAATTAAAAATACGACGTTCCATATTATTTAACTGTTCATTCGCATTTTTAATAATATCACGAGGTGCTACACCAGAAACTCCACGTTCATTCATTAAATATTTCGTAAGCTGATAATCAGTTTCAAAATTATTAATTGCACGAAGATTATAAAGTTCTTGCGTAAAACCTTTCATTACATCAACAATATCATAAGACATCACATTTGCTTTATACTTTTTATTTTCAAGCATTACAGCATCGTTATAATGTCTAATCTCACGAAGAGTTGAAGGTTTAACTGTAATAGGAAGTTTGTTATTTTTATCAAACCATTCATTAAATAATTCTACGATTCGAGCTTCGTATTCAGTATAACTTTCAGATTTGTACTTTTTACGAATATTGAATACAGGAATATGTTTAGGAACTTGTAAAGTTTGAGCTTTTGTAACAAATCGTTTAGTACCATCAATGTCAGTATAATACCTATCTTTATGAATCATAGGGATACTAACAAATTGTTTAGCAGATTGACTTAATGTAGCTTGAGGAATAAAAGGCATTACCTCATCCCATCTACCATAATAGTTAATCCAGTTACCGTCATATTCACGAATAGTTCGTTGAATAAGATTACGAATAGTATTGAGTAACTTTTGTTCTTTATCACTTAAAGCTGCATATTCATCTGATACCGGAGTATTACCAAAATCAAGTTTATAAAGAACGTTTTCACGCTTACCACTAATATCAGTGATAAGACTAAGTTCAATAAGGTCGTGAGTTTGTAAATAAACAAGTTTTTCACGATTACTTAATTCAGTAAGTTCAACAAGATGTTTGGCTGCTTCATCATCACTTAATGGAACAATGTTCCAAGTATGATTTTCATTATATTTCTTTATAATATCATCAATGATTTCGAGAGTCTTTTCAGCAGTAGCTCTTGTAACAAATCCACTGTCAGTATAGAGATTCTTATAAATAGCATCACGAATATCTTTTCGTAAAGTACCAGTCGAATCTCCAAGACCTTCAGTTTTATAACTACCGATTAAATCTCCATATTCATTAATGAATTTATGCATTAACTTTTCACGAGCACGAGCATTTTTAGAAAGTCCCGGTTGGAACTCTTCAAGTGCACTTTCAAGTTCATCATTAATGCGCTGAGCTGCTTTCTTAGCTTTATAATTAGCTTCATCCCATGCTTTACCAGTAATATCAATTAAAGCAATACCAGTTGTAAAAGCAGAATCAAGCCAAAGTTGTGTCTTATTAATATCTTTATCAAGTTCAAATAACAAATGTTGAATTTCTAACCATTCATCTTCTGTTATTTCAACACTATTAGCATCAAATCCTTCAAGGTTACCATTATGTGAAGCAAGATATTCTTTAATCTTACTAAACGCAGTAGTGTATTTAGGATTACGACTCTTATCAATTACAGCCCAAGTTACTACATCTTTAACAGATTGAATAACATTAGACCGTATTTCAGCAACTTTTGTTGCAAGAGATTTAAGTCGAGCTATATTATTGTTTAATTCACCAAATTCCTTAGTAAATAATTCTTTACCTTCTTCACTTTCAGCATCATAAACTGTATCTTGAATTTTGATTTCTTCAAGTGTAAGATATGGACTAAAATGAGAAGCAAGTTTTAACATCATTACAAGTCTATCTTTGTAATCAAGAGCCGCACCATAATTTGAACGAATCTCTTCGTAATTCAAATCTTTAGTAATAGCCCATAATTGCTTGATAGCATCATAAACAGAACTACTTAAATTAGCCAAACGACTATAAGTAGCTTTCATTGCAGCAATATCTCGTTCTTCAAGAGCACTTTGAATACCACCTTCAAAACTTTCATCATCGAAGGACTTTAAGATATTCATAAATTCCTCACGATTTCCAACATTGTTATTATTCAAAAATTTCTGGATTCTATCCATAATTTTCAAAGTTTCAATAGCAATATTAGAATCGACAACAAGAGAATTTCGTAAACCATCTCTTGTAGGAACGTCAGCATGAATAACACGAGAATATAATTTTTCATTATCACCATAAATATTAATATTCCTACGAGGAACATCAATATATGTTTCTGCAACTATTCGACCAATACCATCATTTAAGACAGTACTAATCGAAGTCATAATAGGATTAATTCTGTAAAGATTACTAATAAAAGTTTTTGTCCAATCATCCAAATAATTGAAATCTCTATTAGCATCAATCAGAACGTCACCGTTAATATAAAGATTACCATTCTTTAACATAGGAGCTACACGAAGAGCTTCTTCATAAGCAGACTTGTTATAATCTACTTGAATTGCAGATTTATGATAACCCTTATAAAAAGAATGAGTTGCTTGTGTAGTAATAAAAATAGATGAAGCAGAAGATTCTAATTCATTATAAATAACATCACTTGCAGAAGAATGTGTATGTTCAACATTGATGAATGTAGGAGTAGTAACTTCAATTGAATTTAATACTTCAAAATCTGTATCAGATACAGAAGCAACATCAGTATCAATTACATCTTCAGTTTCAACATCAATAGTGCTATCAACAGCATCTTCTGTTTCAATCATATTAGCATCATTGAAATCTGAATTTTCATCCATTTGGACTGATTCATTATCATCAATAGCTAACATGAATTTATGAATAGCATCAGAATCTATAATAACCGATAACCTATCAGTTATAATAGTTTCACCATCTTTTTGAACTTGTGCCATCATACCTTCTTGATAAGTAGGTATAATACTAATATCACCAGTCATTAAAGATGCTTCATTACGAAGTAAAGGATTAACAGGTAAGAATACATAAATCTGTTTCAACGGACTATTTGTATTTGTAGAAATTGCATATCGTTTGTATACACGATTCTTACTACGAGTAATCCTTTCAGTTACATATTCTGCATTAGCATATTCAGAATTAATTAATCGAGCTTCAGTTTCAATATAGAAATTCTGAGTATTACCATTCTCATCAATATAAGAACCAGTACCAACATTTTCGCCGTTAGCATTTTGAACATAACCAATAGTAGCTTTATTCTTATTTGCTTCCCAACGATAACGTTTTTGTATATCACTTAATAATACTGGATTCATATCTGATTTCATACGAGATATTAAACTCATAACAGGTGTAATATCTACGTTTCCATCAAATACAGCTTTTTCAGCATTTCTTAAGTTTTCTGCATAATTACCAAGATTAACAGAAGGGTCAGGATAATGAACTTCACGACATAAAACATCATATTCTGCATTAGGTCGATTAGTACTTATAAGTTCAATAGGAATATATTTTGAAACATTATAAGCATAATTAAAACCTTCTGTAACATAAGTATAAACTAATAACTGACGTATCGTATGAGCAATATAAGGAATCTTACTATCCCACATACGAAGTATACTATCAGTCATATTAGACCAAGAATTGACATCATTATCATCACGTTGGATTCTAATAACATCATAAGGTACAGAACGATTATTCTTACGAATTGTTAAATATTTAAATATGTTATCACCTCTAAACTCAGGTGATTTCTCAATATAATCTCTTAATGTACTATCTTTTTGAATAAATTGAATTTGTTGAGCAAGTGAAAGTTTAGTATATTGAGTAAAACTTTCAGGTGTATAACCATCTTTAACAGTATTCAAAAGAGTCTTAAAGATAAGTTTTTGTTCTTTAAGCTGTTCCTCTGTATGAATACCTAACGTAGTAAGAACTTCGGGAGTATTATCAGGTGTTAAGATAGGAAGAACTTTAACAAGTCCATTATCTAATCCACCGTTAATACTTACGAGATAGTTCATAATACTATCAGTAACATATTTATAAGTAGATTCATCAATCGAATTTTTACGTTGAAGTATCTGACCTAAAATCGTATTAGCAATGTGATGATTTCGAGTAATGAAAACATCACCGAAACCATTAGCCATTAACCAATGTGCATACTGATAACGAGCTTGAATTACTCCGTAAGCACTTTGATTTTCAGTATCATTAAATTTGTTGCCATCAAGATAACCTTCAAATGAGCCAACAAATATACTTTCAATAATGTCTTTACCATTATTAAGAATTACCTTATTAGGAGTTTCATATCCAACAGCTAAATCCTCAATAAGTTCACGACGTGTCATAATATCATTTCGTTTCGGAAGTTCCGAACGAAACAGTTTCATATCAGAATAAGTAATCGCAGCAAGAGGATTACCTTTAACATCTTTTGGTTTATAATGCCGTCTAAAAGCATCAGAACTTTCACGAGTAAAAGCAGCTTTAATCGCATCTATTGCTTTAGGATTACCAGCATTTTCTTCGATATATTCATCAATAAATCGAAGTGTTTGATTATACTTATCATTTACAAGTTCTTTTAAAGCTTTTACTGGATAATAATATTCAGCAAGTTTACGTTCTTTTTGGTCAGCCTTAAAGAAACTATCAACCCTACTTTCACTTTTAAGCATAAAGTTAAGGTCAATCAAATTAGTAGCAATTTCATTATATTCAACAAAATTACCAAGAACGCTAATCTGACGTAATAACCAATCTGCTGTACGATTATCACGATTTTTAATATTATCTAATAATTCTTCAGTAGTTTGATAACCATATTTACCACTGATTTCATTAATACTTATATTCGGTAATTTATCTTTTAATTCATTAAGCTGTCCGACAGTAAGAGTTTTAGTTTTACTTTTACCGCTTGCGACAGTCATTATTACATCATGAGATTCAACCGGAGTAATTTCTTTATTAACAATTAAATCAGCATAAATCTTGGCAAGTTCTACACTATAATCAGAACGAATTGCTTCGACAGCATCAAGAATTGTAAAATTGCCACGACTTAATGATTGAACTTCCATTCGATTAACTGCTTCAACAATAGCAGGTTGATGAATGAAAGCATCTTCATTAGTGAATCTATTAGGTTTATCATTGTAAAGTTCAATAGTAACACCAGATGATATAGCACGAGCTACACTTAAAGTATGAACATTAAGATTAAATCCAAGTCCAGCTTTAAGAACATCAAGAATACCAGAAGTAAACTGATTCATTTGAAGTTCAACTTGTTCACCACTAATATCTAAATGTTCATTGAGTGCATCATTATTAATCCAAACATCATTAACCCAAAGAGCATTTTCTTTCGGTAATAATTGGATATTTTCAGCACCATATCGTTTAGCTAAAAACTCTTTATATTTACTTGTTAATCGAGGTACACCTTTATCACTTACAGTGTACATTTCACTTCTATCAGCAAAACCTTTAGGTATCGGTAAAGAATTAAGACTAATCTTACGACGAATACCTTTAAGTAATCTACCATGTAAAGTAGAAATTGTTGCGATTAAAGTATCGAAATTAACAGAGTGACCTTTAAGAACTGTTGAACCCATACTCATGTTATTAAGAGTAATCTTATCCATGAGATTATTAGGGTTCAAAGTTTTAAGAGTATAATTCCAAAGAGCATTATCCCGGTCAGATACAGCTTGAATTTCAGCCATACCATTAGGTTTATTTACTTCCTCAGCATGATTTGGATTAGAAAGAACAGCTGTAATAATATCAATCAAATGATTATCACGAGCTTCTCTACTATTCAATTCATAAATACTCTCGTTTTGAACAAAGTCTTTTGTAAAAGCATTAAATGCTTTATCAATATTACTTTGAATAGTACTTAAATGAGGAACGATAGTTTTATCAGTATCCTCAACGAGATATTGAAATTTTGATTTGATAGTATCAAAATTACTAATTGTATCAGGAGAAATATTAATAGTAGCTAACTGACTATTAACATTCTTAACAAACTTAATTAAATCATTGATTGCTTTATGAGCACGAATTAATAAATCCGAAGTATAAGCACGTTGAGTTTGAGTATAATTACCAAAATCTTCAGTAACACCATCTCGCTTATTAGCAAGATATTCTCGAACTAAACTATTTACATCACCATAATTCTTTGCAAATCCATACTGTAAATTATGCAGAATAGATTTAAGAATCTTAGTATATTCCGGATTACTTTTAACATCTTGCAAATCCTCTTTAATTAATTCAATTATATTATTAAGAGGAGATTGATTTGTATTAGTAGGTACTAAATTAGGATTATAATACCGGCTAATCCACTTAACAATAGCATTAAAATTATGACTTGTTAAATTAGTAAATTTTTGCGGAGTAGTGGCTAATTCGATATACTTTTGCTTAAATACCGACCGTGTGAATTTACCCCCTACTTGGGCCTGCGAGGCATCAAATTTCGACTTAAATTCGACAGGTATATATTTGTCTTGCTCAAAAATTACATTGCGATAATAGGCGTAAATCGAGTCAATATCAAAGTCCCAGCCAGTACGAGTAATAAGACTTTGTGGAAATATAGCTTGTGTAGCATTATTATTAAGAAAACCAACAACTTCAAATACAACCATTGATTGTTTACCCTCGGTAGGAATACGAATGCCTATCATCCGACGAGCTTCAACATCAAGTTTGTCAATATCAACAGTTATAATATCCTTAGTTGTACCATCTTCATTAGTAATAGTTTTAACAGTACCAATATTTTTATAGAAATCCATTTTCCACGGATTAACTATAACTTCTGCATAATGGTAATTTCCATCCTCACGATATTCAGCTTGTAATTCAAGACTTCTACCAGTTCGTTTACATTCTTCAATAAAACTTGAAGCATATGTGATAGAACCATTAGCAACAAGTTCATCAATAGTTTTATTGTAAAGTTCTTTATCAGAATAGAACTTATTATGTTTGATTAACTCATTACTTGCAGTAAATATATCTGCTCGAATAGGAGCATGAAATCCGGAAAGATATTTATTAATAACTTGTTTACTTAACATAGAAGCCAGTATCTTCTCTAACTTACCTTTAATAACAGGATAAGATAAAGGCATAGTCGGAAGACCATCTTCTTTAATTTCAAGAGCTTTTCGAATAGTTATAGCATCAACATCATCCGATATAATTTCTTGAAAACGATTAACAAGTTTATTTATATCAATTTGAATAGCACCGCGAGCATCAGTTCGAATTTCACCATTCTCATCGATACCACCAATATCGTAAAGTAATTGCATAGCATCTTCACGAATATTAGTAGCTAATGTCTTTTGAAATTCATCAAACAGTTCTTTACCAGTAACATTTTTGCCATCTAATTCATAAATAGCATTATTCCAATCAAGACCTTCCATAATCTGCTTAACTAACTGACCACCTAAAATAGTAGTTTCATCAAGCAAATCAGCTTTAACATCTTGTTGAATAACAAAATCACTATCTCGCATATAAAGAATAGACCTATCATCTACTCGATTTAGTGCTTCAATATCAAGACCACCTTGGTCATTATGAATTTTAACTGGTGTAATACCAGATACTTTAACAGCAGAAATAGGACTAACTTGGTCAATATTATTTTGAATCATCCAATCATATAATTGACCCATAGCACTACCTCGTGTCATACTTTCAAAAAGAACAACAGTCGAGTCTTTAATTTGAACACTATCTACTTCATCAGCAAATATATCAACTTCATTACCAGTTACAGCCGGAGCATGATAAAAATCACCACGGCGACGACGAGTTGTACCAAACAATTTAACTTGTTCTACAACCTTAGCATAAGATGTAGGATTAAATGTTTTAGTTGGGTCTTGTAAATCAGTAATATATTGATATAAAGGTTCACTTGGATTCCAACGACCAGTGGCTTTCAAAAGTTTAATAAGACCTACATCAGTCATAATAGACTGAGAGTCATTAATTGTAGCAGTAGCACGATAAGCATCCAAAATAGCTTCATTTTGAATACCCATTTTATCAAGAATATTACTATTGAAATTCATATCTTCCATAACAACAACTTTACGAGGAGTATCGTTATGAATTGAATCAATAGAATTAAGACCATTCTTAATAACTTGTGCTACACGTTTATTGAGGTCTACTGTATCTTTATATTCTTCAATATCACCATTAAATATAGCGTTCATACTATGATTATAGATAGTATGATTAAGTAATACTTTAAGTAAACTTAATCGAACACCATCATTATCCATAATATCATAAGTAGCAAGAACGTGCTGACGAGCGCTATTTAACAAACTTTCTTTCTTTAATGTAGGGATAGTATCAAGAGTATATTCTTTACCATCAGCTTTGCGACGTTTAATCCAATCATTAGCTTTCTGATTATATACTTCTTGAACTAAATCTGCTAAATAACTATCGAAAGTAGTAACGACACTTGTATCAGTTTTGATATTAGTATCGTAAATACTTTTAGCAATATTTTCAAAACTATCAACACCAGTTGTAGCATTCCAACGAATGTAAGCAGTTACGAAATCACGAATATTACCAGTATTAGCAACAAGATTTTCATCGTAAGGTTCATTACGAACTTGTGCAATCATATTACGATAAACTTCTGTAACATCTACATTATTTATCTTTGCAATATGAGCAGGTAATGTGATATTCTTACCATTCTCAATATAAGTAATATTCAAGAACTGAAACGCCTTACCAGTCGGAATATCTTTTGCATCATAAATAGCTCTACCATTCCAATACTTTCGATTATGACGAGTTTTCATTTGAGCAAGATTCTCGTCACTATTATCTCTTAATTGAAATATAATTTGCCCAAAAGTATTAAACTTAAAGATATCACTATTTACAATCTTTTCGATAGAATGAAAAACATTGGATTCTTCATTTATCGGATTATCTGTTATACGAACAAACTTATTTCGTGCAACAAGATTATCTAAATATTCAGTTACATAAGAATATATACGAGGAGCATGAGTAGCTAACCTACTACTAATACCATTCATCGGAAGATAAATATTTAATCCACGAGAAATAGCATCATTAATAAAAGGAACTACTCGACTTTCAAAATCTTTTACATAAGCATCATAATCTGCATCAGTAAAATAATCTGTTGTCGTAGGTTTATTCGGAGTAATATTCTCACCCTTAAAACCATCAATTTCGATAGTATTTTTAAGACCTCGAATAGATTCTTGTCCAGATGTTGCTGGAGCACCTATTGCACGACTTTTAGTATTACCTGAGAAAATAAATACTGATTTAGGATGTGCTGCAACAGCCGCAGGTGTATAATTAGAACCAAAAGTCTTAACGTAAATTGAAGTACGAGGTTTAGAAGAATCTTTAATAAATAAATCATCAACTTCAAGTCGTTTTGTAGTCATCATATAACTACGAGGACTATCAGATGTTAAAAATACATATTGACCAAGCATATTAAGAATAACCTCGGTATATGTATAAAGAGCACCTTGTACTTCACGATATTTCAGACCTTTATTTCCAATCTTAACACCATTAAATGCAGATAATGCAAACTGATAACGACGTTCAACATCAGAAATAAATGCGGGATTTACTTCGTATTCACCAATACTATTTTTAGTAAATATTCCAAGACCAGTCTTTTCATCATAAATAAGAATATTATCTTCTGCACCCGGAGCAGTTAAAGTCGGGTCATTAAGATAATCCTTAAATATATACTTGATATATTCAGTATTTACACCAGTACGAGTAACAAATCCACGAAGGAACTTTGTAAGCATACTATCATACTGGGGTGAATAATTAAGTTTACCTTGAACATCAAGATAACTCATATTCGTAAAATTGTTAAAATCATAAGTAGCAATTTGTGCTAATGAATATAAGTATCCATTGATATTATGTGCAGGAATTTCCTTACCACGATATGTATTAACACGATGTTTAGTATCGTTAACTACATTTTCAAGAAGAGAATTAACTCTTGAATATACTTCATTAGCATTATCATTTGCATTATAATATTGAGTAAGAGCATCACGAGTAATTGCTAATCCTAAATAATTAATTACAGACATCTGTTTATCTAACAGAGCTGCTTTATCAATCTTACTACGTCTTGAAATAGGTTCAAAAATACGTTTAGATTTAGGATTAGTATAAAGTACATCATTCAGATTATTATACAATCCAAATTCAATATTTGTACTTAAAACACTTTCAAATCTATCAATATATGTTTTAACACCAAATGATTCTCGGTTATTCTGATAAATAGTAGCATTATTACCACCTTCTAATGCCATAATATTTACAGGAATAACAGCGAGTTTAATTCCAGAAATATAAGCATTTACAAAAGAATTATCATAATCAGAAGCAGCAGAACCATCATCTTCAAATACTCGTTGGAATATTTCAAGAATAGGAGTAAATTCATCATTTATAGCAGCAAGTTGTTGCAATCTATTATATACATCTTGAGGTTGGATATCGTAAAGATGTGCCTCAATAAGTTTATTCCATAAAACATTAATATCAATAGGAGCAGGAATATATGCTTTGTTAGCAGTTCTATTTTTGAAATTACTCGAACCTACAAGAAGAGCTATTTGAGCTTTAACATGAGATGCTAATGTATTCTTTCTGTCAATACGTTCTTTTTGTAAATCATCCCACATTACTTCAATATCTTCAATAGCATCACGTTGTCCTTCTTCTGTACTTTCATCATCGACAATCCGATTATTTTGATAAGCACGCTTACGATTAATACCATAATTCTTATCAATATAATCAAGAAAATAATTAAAGATTTGACTATTACCTTTATTCAAATCAGTAAGTACATTTGCTACAAAAATATCGTTGAATCTTGTAGGAATAAAATTAGGTCGAGCTTTATACTCTTCAAGTTCTTTATTAAACTCAGCAAGAATTAAAGCTTTAAATCCACTACGAGAAACATCTCGGTAATTAGCTCCAAAACGAACTTGTCTTTGTTCCGTAGTAAGACCTTTTAACTTAAAATAAGCAGCAGTTAAAACACGAGCCATATAAGCATAATCCATCTCATCAAATGTAGCAGTATTTACAATAGACGGATTAAAAGCATGTTTAATATCAAGACCTAATGCGTTACCAAGAGATTCAAAATCTTTACGAATATCTTCACTATAAGTTTCATCTGTTGAAAGAGCAGCTAATACAGATTCTAATTTAAGTTCTCCACCTGTATAAACGGGATAACCCGTAGCTCCATAAGGAGTACGGGCATCCGCTTCTGCATATAAAAACGCTGTAAGAATACGACGCTTAAAAGCATTCTCTAATGATACATCAGCATTATCTTCAGCATAACCTCGAATATTATTATAATCTTTAATAGTAGGTAAAACACCTTTTTCCATTAAAGATGTAATAATATCTTCGATAGGTTTAGTCTTAAAAGACTTCATTTGATGATAAAGACCAGATTTCTCAAGTCTTCCATCAACAGTTAAACGATAAGGTTCAGGACTACATTGTGCATTCATAAACTAACAAATTTTGTTATTATTGTCATCAATATATTTATCAATAAATTCGATTACATATTCACCGTTTAAAGATACAACATTTTTCTGATTATTCAAAACATTTTCAGAACTATTTGAAAAAACCTGACCAGTGGGCGTCAAACCCACTCCCCCACCGGGTATCACAATATTCGGGCCAATATCAGAAACATCAATACTATTAAGTGTTTCAGAATTATTGTCATCAAACGTAATTTCACTGTCATCATCAAGAAAATCCAATTCAGCTTGAGCTGCTCTTTGATTTTCTGTCAGAGGTACATCAGGCGTTTTAATAGGTTCTGTAACTGATAAATTATCATGTGTTGCATCGTTTGTAACATTAGTTTGATTAGTTGTAACTGAGGTTGGCTCCGCTGCTGGGCTTCGCCCAGCGCTCCGCTCCCCGGTGGGAGAGGAGGTTGCACGCCCATTGGTCGGACTTTTTGCGCGTCGGCTATTCACACTATCCAAACTATTAATTACTATATTTCGTACATTATTAAGTAAACTATTATCTGTAATTGTATCTATACCAATAACAGAAAGAATTGCATCAATAATTTTATCCCAAAGACTTTTACGTTTTTTAATTTTCGGAGCTTCTTCTACAATAATCCTATTTGCTAAATTAGCAAACTGTTTATTTGTAAAAGTATAAGTAACTATTTCAGCAGGAGTTTCACTTAATATTTTAAGATATGTGCGGAGATAACCAAGTTCAAGTTCAGTTAAATCGCTCTTATATTTAGCATTAAATTCTTTAGAATCAACTTTAAATGCAGTGTCATTAATATCGCTAATTAATGTAGCAAGTTTATCGTATAATTCTTTAGAATTAGCTTGTTGTTCAAAATACTTATGAAGAGATTCATGAGTAATATTAACACCTAAATCAGTAGCAGTAAAATCACGTTTAGTAAGTTTATTACTATTGATAACGATAGTTTCAGTACCTTTATCATATTGAGCAATTATGAAATCTTGTTTACTCGATAGTTTCTTAATACTGAAATTAGTTTTACCATCAGTATAAATTCTATCATATAATTCAGCGATTCTGTTAGCAACATCTTCAGATACAAAATCAGGTATAACACCTAATACTCTAAGACCTGCTACTTTATCATCTGTAATATTAACAAGTTTTTGATACCAGTTTGTTTCAGTATCACTTGTCATTGAACTTAATGTTGTAATTGCTTTAACAGCAAATTCTTTCGTCATATCTTCTGATTCTCGAATAGGATTATCAGAACTTTCAGATTTAAGTTCAAAGAACATAGCAGGTTGAATAGAATCAATAGTATAATTGGTAACAACATTACCATTGGTATCTCTAATTCCAATAACACTTGTTGTTAAAGCGCCGGTGTCAAGAATAAAATCTTGCATCGAATCAAATGTTGAAGAAACAGATTTATCAACGATACCTTGTTGTTTAGCCCAATCAAGTATTTTAGATTTATATTGACCTTTAACTGCTGCGTAACCATCATCTGTTTTAACACCATAAGTATAATGGTCGCCTTGCAATGCAGTAGTAACACTACGTTGCATATTACCATACAGTTTACGGAATAGATTATGATTAAGTAAATCAGTTAAATCTTTACCAGTAATACCTCTTGCTTGCAAATCAATTACAGCGTAAGTTCCTTTGTTAGATTTACTCTTTTCAATAATACCATTTAATTGAGCAAGTTCTCGTGCTGTAAAAGGACTCTTAGCAATACGAACTTTTGAAGTAGTTCTATTAACTGGAATTATTCTACGACTTAATCGAAGTTTAACAGGAGTAAATTTATCACCAGATTTAGTATATTCAATACTAATTCTATTGATATAACTTATTCCATTTCCAAGTATATTCTTTTTACGAACAACTGTTTGGAAATCTAAATGTTTAATATAACGAGTTTTTCCAGTAGCAGAGTCTGTATTTTCGTAAAGAGAACTAATGTTAAACCATTCAGCTCCCGGAACTCCACGATTGTAACTTGTAATGATAGCTTCTGATAAAGGAGCTAATCGACTACGAATATTAGCATTATGAGCTTTAGTTCGAGTCTTATTAGTATCATCTACAAGAGTATACAGACCAGATTTAGCATCAGTCGGAAGAGATGTAAACGTAGCATCTGAAATAATATCACTCATAGTTTGAGTAACAAATTCCATAGCAGCTACATTAAACTGTGTATCTGCAACATCACTTGCTAAATTACCACGATGTAACGGAACATAACTTTTTCCATTTTCACCAGCATTAGCTTGAATTTCAGCATACATTTGGAAATGTCTATCAGATGAAGTAATTTTATCTTCAACAATAGGATTATTAAATGCAGTGTCAGTAGTAAGTGATGAAACTAACATTAAACCATCAGCATCAGGCTGACGTTGAATAATATTAACAGCAGGTTTACCATTAACTGTAACAGTACGTTGCATCTCTTCATTTACATTAGCTCGATAACCACTTGAATCGGCAAATGTAATAGGAGATTTATTAATACCTTTTAATACTAAAATTGCAGAACCTTTTTCTTTAATTTCAGTAATAAGTTTTTGACTTTGAATGAAGTCATTTCCAAGTTTAGTATTTAGATTCTGATAAGCGTTCTTGATTCTAAGTCCATAACGAACATAATCATTAAGATTTTTAAGTCTTACGTTATAGAACATAGGACTAATAAGATAATAAACCTTATTTAAATCAAGAGCTTCAATATCAAATGCTTCCGGACTAACACCTTCGACTTCGGTATTATATTGGATAGCTCCAATAAAAGCATTGATTATTTCAGAATGTTCAGTTTTTGATGTATTACCATATTTATCTAATTCTTTAATAATTGATTTCAGTTTTGAAACAACTGAATCAGAAGTTTGTTGTTCACGAGTTAAGGCTTCAGTATATACTTTATAAAACTCCTTTGTTAAGTTAAATATTGTATCACTTCCACCAGCTTTTCTGATAATAGTATCTATAAATTTAGATGTTCCATAAGAATTACCAAAAGCAGAATCATATTGATTAACTCCACTTTCATCAATTCTACCTAATTGGATTCCATGATAAGTTTCACTATCACCTAAACCAATTCGTTCAATTAATAGTTTCTTACCATTTACATCTAAATTGACATCGACATTACCATCTTTATAAGTAACTTCAAATTCCTGACCTTCGTGTAAAGTTCTTAAAGCATCAAATAATTCAGTAGCCTTGAATTTAACACCATTAACTGTAATATTGTTTTTAATAACACGAGTTTTAGGATTATAATATTCAGGACTTGTGATAATCTTATAAACTTCAGGTGTAAGACGACGTAAACCTTTGAAACCATTAGTTTCAAATTCACGTTGAATATGAGTTTTGAAGAAATCACTTAAAAACTTACCACGAAGATTTAAGTTACTATCAAGATAAGTACCGTCTGTTGTTTGAATAGGATTAGCAATTCGTTTATTAATAATATCAAATAAACGTTTAAGAGCATCAAGTTGTTCTTGTGGAACACCATTCTTACTCATTTGTTGATATATAGTATTAACATTTACATCATTTTTGAAATATTTAAGTGCATACCAAATAGGTTCGTAATATTTAATAACATCATTACGACCATCTGTTTGCTGATATATAGAATCAAGAATATCTTCGTAAGTATAAATGTGATTATCAGTAAATATCTGACGACCATCGAGTTTTACAATAGTATTTTCAATAGCATCAAGAGCATTACGCATTGAATCACTAATATAATAACGATAGTCATTAGTATTAAACTCATCTCTTGATTCAGTATCATCTATAAAGTCAGAAACACTGTTAGCAAGTACATCAAGACTATTAAGAATAGATACATCATCGTTTAATTCAGTACCACTTTCAAAATTATAATATCTCGAAAGAATAGAATAAGCCATTCGAGCATTTCTTAATAAATCAAGAACATTACTTTGACGAACAGCAGTAATAACATCCACACCAGTAAGATTCAAAGCATCAACATCAGATACCAAATAAGGTTGAATTGATTGAGCTAATGTATGAAGTCTTGTACGAGTAGGAAGATTAGGAACAGCACCATATTCTAAAAACTCTTTTGCTAAATTATTTACGGCAGTAGCAAATTCCATAATTTTAGAAGTTTGACTACCAAAGCCATCATCATTTACAAGAGCATCATGTAACGGACTATCTTCATCTTGTCTAATAGCACGAATTTTACTAATAAATCTATTCATCACACTGTTGATATATGCGATATTAGTTTTGTAAAATTCAGTTGTACTTTTAGCTACTTCATTAATAATACTATTTTTAAATAGTGTTATCTTATGATAGAAATTTGAATATCTAACAGTATCAAAATTACTATTAAGATTTTCAAATTTGATTTGAGTAAGACCTTCGATTTGTGCTCGAATTACATTATGGTCTACATTAATATTCTTAAGAGTTAATTTACCATCAGTTATAGTATAATTATTGTTAAGAACATTAGCAACGTTAGCAATATAGTCAGCAATAGCTTCACGCATTTTAGCGTTTTCCTCTTCACTATAACCAACTATATCACCACCATAAAGATTCCAAATCCAATCTTTGAAAAGATTAGATTTAAGATTATTTGCAATACGGATATTGCTATCTGATAATAACTGTTTTACACGATTAGCTTTTTCTAAATTCTCATTACTAATTTCAGTAGGTTGATATTCATTTATCCAACCAATAAAATTACCAATAATAGTAGTTCGTAACGTATTAAGTTCAGTATTATCAATAGGAGATAATAATGCTTTATAAGTATCACTATTAGAATCAGATAATTCTTTATATAGATTTATAATAGTATCTAAATAATGATTCTTAAATTCATCTGCTGAAAGTTTATCTTGAATACTATAAAGTGTTTTATAAATAGCATCAAATTTAGTTTGAACTTCATTTCGAATTTCAGTAATATCCATACCTGCAAGTTCTTTTGCAGAATATGTATCTTCTTTACCAGTCGCATCATCTTTTATAGTAACCATTACAGCACTAAAATCGGTTTCGTCGTCGGTTATGACCTCGATTCTTTGCACGGTTTTGGGCGATTCTGCGACATTAAATTTTGAGCCTACCGAATATACCTTATTTTTAATATCGACGGTATTTGGGGCTTCGCTGTCATCAAGAGAGTACGAAATCCCGTTACTGTCTGTCAACACCTCGGTAGTAACATTTTCGGGTTCTTGACTTGCTTCTTGATTAGTAGTTTCAGCAGTTTCCTCTACTTTATCTTTAGCTTTTTCAATCTCTTCTTGTTTGTCATAAACCTCTTTAAGTAACTTACTTCGTTCAGCCATAATCTCATCTCGATTATTAACATTTTCTTCGAGAGCCATTACAGCCATACTCAGTTGAGTTCGAGCCTCTTCAAGAGATTTATATGTTTGATTATTGTTATTACGAGTTTCACGCAAACGTTTTGCAGCTTCATTATATTTAGCTACATTGTTATTTTCACGTTCACTCTGTTCTACAATATCACTATTAATTCTATTAAGTCTTGCATCGTAATCAGCTAAATCATTTTCAAATAATTCAATCTTTCTACGAGTATCAGCAATCTCTCCGTTATGAATAGCAAGTTCTTGTTCATATTGGAGTTTACCAACTTCTAATTCTGCAATAGCTTGACGAGCATTTGCAATTTGTTGTTGCAGACTTAAAATAGATTTCTTACTATTTTTAATTTCAAGAAGATACGGTTTACGAGCTTTGCGATTAGGTTGTTTTGTACTGATAGCACCTTGATTAGCAATATAAGTATTTAACTCATCAATTTGAGATTGCAAACTATTAATTGTATCTTCAATAGTTTTAATCTTATTTACTAATCGAGTACGTTTACCTTTAAGTGTACTAATTGCTTTATTTCGAGTTTTATCTTCAAGCTGAGTTTTATAATCTTCAATAACTTTTTGCAGTTCTTCACGTTCTTGTTCAAGAACAGTCTTTTCTACATTTAAGCTATGGAGTTTACTATCAATAGCTTTAAGGGCTTCATCTCGTTGCTTACGAAGATTAGACGCTTCAATATCGAAAGTTTGAATATCAGTATCAACAATAGCTAATTGACGACGATAATAGTCAAGTAAATAATCATCAGTTGATGCCTGAACTTTAAGAACATTGTCGAAAGGATTACCCCAACTTAAACCCATATTACGAGCATGAATATCTCGCATAATAGTAAATTCTCTACGAAGAGCATCTACGACAGGTCGTTTATTAGCACCGTAAACTTCTTCAAGTTGAGCATCTGATAATTTACTTAATTCATCAAAATATTCAACAGCATAATTGAATCCATTAGCAGAACCAATTCTACCCATAATACCAACAAGTAAATTTGAAGCAGGGTCAGTAATAGTTCTATTAACTTTCGGAGTACCATCATTATTCATAACTTGATTACCAGCTTCATCTAAAACTGGTATTTCAGTTACTTTAATATTCATATCACCGTCAAAATCAGCAATAGCTGCGGCAGTATCTTGAATACCATTTATAATGTTAGTAGCTCGCTTATTTTCAGCTTCTTGTTGAGCTTTACCATTAAGTATTCGTGTAACACCACTACGTCCAGCAGACATTACACCACCACCAATAGCACCCCAAATAAAACTATCCCATGAAGAAGCTTGTTCAACAAGTCTTCCCATACGAGCTAACGGAGTTAAATCAGCAGTTTCATCTTCAATCCCAAGTTCTTTCTTTGCGGCAACGACACCTTCATTAAGTGCCATATCAACTCGCATTTCTTCAAGACCTTCAGATAAAGCAACAGAAAAGAAATCTTTTGTTTTATGAAGTCCAATACTCGGAATAAGTTTACGATTAAGTTTAGATGCTTCACTATCTAAAACAAAAGTCTTACCTTGTTGTGCAAGACCTTTTATATTACTTCTTAAACCCTTTTCAATAGAAATATTATTAACCGGAGCTTCTTTAATACCACGAAGCATACTATTAAGTTCAATAGCATTAAATAATACTCCATAAGCCCAAGCATCATTGTAACTTTCAGAAGCATAAACAGATGCAAACTTACGAGCATCATCTTCACTGAAACCTAAATCGAGAGCATATTGATATTGTTCATCATAACCACGAACAATTTCTTCCATACTATCGAGATGTGCTCCGTATAAAGTACCAATTATCTGTTGAGTATAAGGATTTTGTAATGCACGACCTGCTTTATTCAATGCAGAACCTAAACGGCCAACACCGTTAATCATGGTTCCTAATTTACCAACAGCTTGTAAAGCTCGCATTTGTCCAATAACAGGAAGCATAGATGCGGCCGCAGAACCTACGGTAGGAAACATACTTGCCCACCAAGTAGCATCACCCATACCACCAGCAAAACCACCTTTTTGAGCTTGTTCTGTTTGATAAATAGGCATTGTTTTACGACCCCAATTTTCAATATCTTTACCTATTCTCTGCCATTCAGAACCAAGACCTTCGTTGATAGCTTTGTCCCATTTATATTTGGCATTATCATCCCATATTTGACTAATAGCACGATATGTAGTAGGAAAGAAATTAAGAATACTACCAATACCAGTAATAGTACCACCGAGAATAGTAGTTCCTGATTGACCAATAGCATTTTTAGTTAAATACCAACCACTTTGATTTTGTGCTCTATTTTCATTAAGAACACTTAAATCAAGATTAGGATTAACTTGACCTCGACCTAATATATTTTCATATTCAGAAATATTAAACGGTCGAATTGAAGATTGTTTTCTACCACGAGAAAGTTCAGGTTCCGGCATACTACCGGGTAAAACAGGAGTAGCTCCTACTCCCTGAACTGGTGTTTCAGAAGGAGTAAGAGCTTGCGAACCTGTAATAGGAATTTTAATATCTGTTAGATTTGGCATAGTTTAATATCCTATATTAGCATTATTTATTTTATTCATTTGAATAGCCTCAGCGGCTTCTTGCATATCAAGAACAACTCCATATTGAGTTAAAACATATTCTGCAATAGGAGCTAATGCTTCATTTATAGTTTCATAATATTGAATATTATTAGGAGTTATACCTTTAATTGTATAAAGACTATTAGGAATTGTGTTATATCCAAATTCTCCGTAATGAACAGAACCATCAGGATATTTCAATCCACTAATATCTTTTATATAATAACCTTGTGTTGTTCTACCAATTTCAACTTTACGACTATTACCGTCGATACTATTGTAAAAAGGTTCGTGAATATTCAAATCATATTCAACTTTACCTAAATCATCAACAGTTCTTTGCAGGTCTGCGATATTTGCAACAGCAGGACTATTGTTAGCACCAGTAGTATTAAAATCAATAAATCCCGAAGCATATTGAGATTCAATCATTCCAGCACTACGTTGTAAACCTTCACCACCAATTTTAGCATAAGGTTTAATATTACGGTAATTATCAAGAATTTGACGAGCAATAGTAGACGGGTCTACTTGTTCAGAGAAAATAATATTACCACGAGCAGCACCAGTTTCATCGAAAAGAGTAATCGCATATTCATTACGGCCTTCACGAGCTGCAATTCCATTAGCAATCGGACTAACTTCAGTCTTATAAATATCATAATCAAGACCAAGTTCTTCACCCGAAAGAGGTTTAGAATTTTTAGTAGCGTTACTTTGACGAGTTACACTTGTACCTTTTGAATTAGTAGTTGTCGAAGTAGGAAACGCATCAAAGTTCATATACTTAGCTAATTGCATTCCGGTAAGACCAATACCTTCTCCAGACGGAGTTTGAACAACACTAATATTACCAGCACCTTTTTTCCAATTTACCATAGCAGCTGCCATGTAATTTTGTTGGAATCTTGAAGGATTAGCAATAATATCACGAGTTGCTGTAAATTCAAGAGGTGCATCAGCAATAGCTTTACGATAACGATTTGAAACATTATCTGCTGCATTAGACAGAGTAGATTCAAACTCTTCTTTTGTCATAATATTATCTCGGCTTATAGCAATATCGCCATCAGCAGTTTTATAATAAAAACCACCATCTGGTGTTACAGGAATACTACCTGTTTTTTCATTTCTATTATAATTATTATTTATAAAATCAAGATATGCTTCATAACTTGAAATACGATTATCAAGAATTAATTTAGCTTGAGGGTCAGCTACTTTGTACCAACCTAATAAACCAGATAATTTATCTCGATGTTCTTTCCAAGTATCAAATACAGAATTAAGCTGAATTTCGTCAGAACGAAGTTTAGCTTGAAGATTATTATAATTACGTTTAGCAGTCTGAACTTGTAAAAGCTTACCTTTAAGATTAGCTGCTGTTTCTTCGTCAAGACCTGCTGAATCAACCAATCTTTCAGCAGTAGAAATATTAAGTGTTTTAACAATATTACCATCTCCCGGATTAAGACCTAAAATTCCAAGTTCATCAGATGTAAATATCTGATTCATAGAATTTGAAAGTTTAGTCATTTGGTCAGTAATTTCATTACGACGATTAATGTTTTCTGCAACACTATCACCAGTAACTTCAAAACCACTTAATGTATCAAGATACGGAGCATATTGTTGAAGAGTTTCAAGTTCTTTTTGCTTACCTTTTGCACGAGCTTTAACATAAGCTGTATAACCGGGATTAGCAATTAAATCAACCGTAGTCTTAATATCTTGATAAGAATATAAACCTGCGGCAGCACCAGCTAAGCTTTGAATATTATTGTTAATAAATTGACCAGACAAAACACTTTGTGTAAAAGCGGTTCTATCAAGATTCTCAATATCATCAGTAGCACCAAGTACACCTTTAGCGTAACTTTCAAACATTTTATCTACATAATTCTGTAAACCAGCTTGAATAAGTTCAGGTGGAACTTGAGCTTTATTCTGTAATATATCGAGAACATTAACTCCATATTCTTTATTAACAGTATCTAACAAAGTTTTAATTTCAGCGGGTAATTTAGAATTAACAGTAAACTTACCGTCTCTTGTAGGAGCACCAAGTTCATTTACGTTAATACCTAAACCATTAAGAGCAAACATTGTAGGATTACCAGCGAATAAAGGAGCATAATCTCCTAATTCGTAATCTCTTAAATGTCCACCAGCAGAACTATCATCTTTTACAAATCGAGTAAGAGCATCTTGATTCTGCCAAATAGTAGTAAGATAATTAGTATAATCAGGATTAGATTTGAGTAATGACATAGCATAACTCATAATCTCTTGTTCTGTGATACCTTCTCTTTCACTACCAGTTTTAACAAAGTGACTTGCTAACTTTTCACCATCAAAACCTGTTGCAACATCTAATCCATACTGACGTATCATATCAGGATTAGTAACAAGATTTTCAAATGATACTTTATCAGCTTTAGCTTTTGAAAGAATATCAAATACGTCTTTTTGATATTTATTTACATCGAACTTTTTACCGATTTGAACTCCATTAAAACCACCGCTTACAACAGTATTAGTTTCTGCATCATAAATAATATCAGAAGATTGTAAACGACTACGAAGCAGGAAAGCATTTTGATTTTGAGTATCCCAATCACTCTTTTTCAAATCTTCCATATATTGCTGTTCCAAAGCATAATCAGCTTGAACAGCTTTAAGACCTTCATTAGTCAGAATATTCTCAGTTTGCTTATAAATATAATCATCTGCTGCAAACCAATTATCTTGTTCCTTAAATTCATTAGCACCTTCAACAATCTTAGCTCTTTCAGAATCAAGAACTTTTTGTCCACGAGAAGTTGCTTTAATTTGACTTAAAGGATTAGCAATTCTATTAATATAAGCTTCACGATTTTGGTAATACTTTTGGTTCAAAGCATTTCCAACAGCGGCATATACACTTCCATAATCTTGTAATTGTGGAGTTTTTAATGTATTAGTATCGTATCGACCTATTGCAATTTCTGCCATAATTTTATAATGATTAGTTTGTAAATTAGTTGTAACTCGTATGGCTCCGCCTGCTGGGCTTCGCCCAGCGGCTCCGCTCCCCGGTGGGGCAGGAGGTTGCACGCCCACTTGTCGCGCGTGTTTGTACCACTATTTGTATCATTACAAATATACAAAAAATCGTGAATATCGGACTATCCTATAAAAGAATAATCCGATATATCACGCACTACATTAAGCTCTTTTACGTCTTGCAAGACCACCGCAAGCAAAACCATTTCTCATGTGATTAGTTACTCCACGAGGCCATAACTTTTCATATAAGCGGGCACTTGCATAATTATTAACTGCTCCGGCAAGACCTTCAACTCCTTGTAACATTCCTTGTAATCCTTGCGTTCTGACTGCCATTAACTGTTGATTTAAGCCGACAGCTTTGTTATATTCATTAATAGCGTCTTGATACATAATTTGATTATTAGCATTTCGAGCATTAATTCGTTCTTGCCTATTCAAATCATATCTTTGACGTTGATAATCTTTCTTAGCCCCATACAGTTTATTTCGAGCAAGTTGAGCATTAATTGCAAGATTTGCTACACTATTTCGAGCAGTTTGAACATTACTTGTGTTATCAGTAATATATCGAGCAGCTCTACGTTCTTGTGTGCCAAGTTCTTGTAATTCCTCACTTATATCATAATCTGTACTATATTGAACAGCATCTACTTTATTACCTTTCGGAACATGAAGTGTAGATTCAAATTCAATAGCCTTTCGATTAGCACGAGTATTAAGAGCGTTACCTACAATTCCAAACAGTGAACTTGCAAGATTCATACCAAGTCCAAATTCATTAAATCCGAACTTAAATGCAGAACCACCACCAGCACTTGCAGTAGTTTGAATCGGCGGTAAAGTAGTAAGTTTAGGAGCTGAAACTCCTGTAAGACTATAAGGTGAAGTATATCCACCAAAAGGTCTTTTCTTTCTTACCATTCCACCACAACGCATAACCGGAGCATTATTACGAAGTCCTAAAGCAGTAGCGTAAAGTTCTTGAGCTTCAAACAAATCTTCTGTTTTAGCATCAATAGCTTCAGATTCACCACGAGCTTTATTCATTCTATAAACTAACTTTTCAATATTACGAACATTTGTTCCAGTTTGTAATTTATTAGTTTTACTCTTATCTAATGCAGACAAAGATAATGTAACTCCATCAGCAAGTTGAATAACTTGAGCTTCTTTTTTACCTTTCATATCAGTAAGTTTCTTTGCGTAATCAGCGAAAGTACGATTTGTTCCGGGAACTTTAATCGTATCACTGAATACTTGACCACCTTCAGGAGTTTCACGAACAACTTCACCAGCATACATTCGACCATTTTTAGCGCCGCCGCCTTCAATTTCCGAATCTCCATATATGATTCCAGTTTCACCAGTAGCAGGATTATATTGTTCATGTGTTTGACCATAAGCAACAACACTATTAGATGAATTAGGAACTACTTGGCCGCCGGTGTTTAATTTTCTACGACCAATCATTCCACCTAATTTAGCATAAAATCCTGTACCTTCAGAGTAATTACCAAGATTACTTTGTCGAATAGTTGCAACATCATTTTCAACTTTATCTTGCATATTACCCAAAGTTTGCTCAAAGTTTGCTGACGTTCCATTTCAGCTTGTTCAGCTAAAAGTTCTTGACGACGCCGCTCTTCTTGTTTCTTTTTCTTACGTCCAGTAAACAGACCAACGATGCCACCAATTAATGCACCGATACCAGCACCGATAGGGCCAAGCCAAGAACCAGCAGCTGCACCAGTGGCAAGCGCCGCAGTTCCACCAACAGCAGCTCCAATTCCCAATCCAGTCCCAGCTCCACTTAAAGCACTACCACCTACGATACCTTCGCCGTCTGCACTATATTTAGATTTATCAATATCACTGGCTTGAACTCGTGTACCCCATTGAACACTACCGGGGTCATTAATACTTGTTCCACCCCAATAGAATTTTCTACGAGGAATTCCAACAAGTCCACCGAATTTAGCAGTAATACCACGAGAAGTTAATACTTCATTGTTAATCTTATTTTGCATATTAGCATAAATTGCTGAATCACGAGCCATCAACTGATTTGCCTTTACAATACCTTGTGCATTTAAATCAAGATTACCGTATTCATAAACATCGCTAAGATGTTTTCGTTTAATACCAATACCTTCATTTTCAAAATAATCTCGATTGTTTTTACCAGCGATTATACTACGATAAGCATCACCAGACATAACGCCGCCAAAGTCTTTTCGCTTACGTCTTACAAGACCACCACAACGAGCAACTCCACGAGCAGTAACAATTTCATTATTGATTTTGTTCTGCATATTTGCATAAATAAGTTTATCGTTATCAATTAACTTATCTACATAATTCTTAACTGGGATTCCAGTATCATCATTCTTTCCACCATGATAAAGCATATCAATCACGGCATTACCGAAAATACTATTACCAGAATCACGAGCCATTCCTAAATAATCAGCGGTAGCATCATGTGTTGAACGAATACCACCGAAATTATATTTTTTACGATTAGTTTTACTCATATCTTCAACATAGTTATCAGGATTATCATCAGTATTAAAATTATAAAATAATCTATTTCTAATCATATCATAGTCATTAGAACTATTAGTTTTAAATATTTCTAATTCAGATTTATCTCTTCTTTTATTACCAGTAGTATATTCTTTAATAATACTATCTGTATTACGTTCATTAGCACCTTTTAACAATTTCTTATATTGTCTAAAACCAGTTCGACCTACTCGATATGCAAGATTAGACATAAGATTAACAATAGGCTGAGGTAAAGTATTGAAATCATCGATACCATATTTCTCAGAATAAATATCACGAACATCATTATAGGCTTTCGCCATACGACGATTCAATTCAGCATCAATTTGTTTTCTTGTTGCTTTACCTTTCGCTTTAACAGATTTAGTAAAATCAGAAGTATCATTTAACTTAAAACCGGGGCCAATAGTTTTAGCACCACCTTCATATGAAGCATAAGGATAATAATATTTACCATCTTTTGAACGTGAACGAACAGTTTTAAGTTTATTATTTTCTTTAACACGAACAAATTCTTTATCACCAGTCAATTCGTTATCCCAAATATGTTGAGAATACTCATTGATATAACGAGTAACTTGACGAAGACTATCAGGATTAACTTTACGATTAGACATACCATTAAAAGTTTGAGTAACACGACAAGTGGGCGTGCAACCTCCTGCCCCACCGGGGAGCGAGGCCGAAGGCCGAGCCGCACAAGTTGTTACAAATTATCTTTGATTATTACGATTATCAAGAATCCATTCGGGATTAACATCAATAAGTTCCCAAAGTCTGTTATTATCACTATTATTAAACTTCATTATACAATAAATATATTGACAAATGAATTTATTAATATCATACCATTTAGCTTTACGTTTTAGTGCAGATTCATCTACAACTAAATCAGTAATCATAAAAGGTATTTGTTTGTGTATATCATTAACACTATTAAATCTCCAAAGATTTACTTTATTAACACCAGTTGTACCATTATACCATTTATCATTAAATTTAACAATTTTATAACCAGTACATTGGTCATCATTATGAACCAATATTTCATTAATAGTTTTATAAAATTCATTAAGAGTAGGTAACAAATTATTAACAATATCAACTCTATCTTTCCAAGCGATATTATTTAATAACTTATTATAACTATTATTATCATTAAGAATAAATTTAATATATGATTCTTTAATAAGTTGATTACCATTATCATCTTTTAAGAATCGACCATAATTATTTTTAGATATTGCATAAATACCATGTTTATCAAACCAGAATAATCCATTTCGATTGGTAATACCTACGATGGGATTATAATCATGGAATGAAATCCAAGCATTAGCAATAGGACTAAAACTAATTGTGAATTGTTTATTATCAACATTTTGGACTAAATATAAGATATTAGTATCTTCATTAAATGCCCAAATTCTACCATTATTTTTAAACGGATTAACTACATCTTTTGCAAGATTACCGTCAAACCATTTAAGAACATTAAGAGCAGTCATATTACTTACTTTATCTCCATTGATATTGAAGATACGTCTATGAACTGCATCAATAACAAAATAACCAATAACATTAACGTGAGTATCAAAATAACTTTGACAACCTATATAACCACTGGGACTATATGTAACCTCTTGAGGTTCCATATTAAATATATCAGCTGTACCTAAATACGAAGTACCTTCATCCGTATTAGAAAGTGTATCACGAAGTTGTAATAAGTGTAGACCGTATGTCTGTTGAATATAAAGATTTTTATTGTCAGTTTTTAATGCAATAATTTCACCTCGATTAAAAGGCATATCTTTATAATCATCACTTCTAAACAATCGCCAATTAAGATTAGCATTTTCAGCACTCTGTAATTGACTACGAATTATACGATAAGGATGGTCTTGAGTTCCGGGAATTTCTTCAAAATAAGTAAATGTTTCAATACCATTCTCATTATAAACAGGAGAATAACCTTTACCAACACTACTATTTATGAAATTATCAACTTGATAACTTAATTGATAAAATTCACGTAATTCATTACCACGTTTATCGTGATATTTGAAAGATTTATCTACGTTATTAACACTGAATCGAGCAAGAATATTAAATTTACTTTCAAGAGGAACAGTAAATATCCAACGATAAACAGTAGCATTACTATCTAATTCTTTTGCTTGAGCATCACCATAACGATAATCAGATGATGGAGCGGTAGCTCGAAGTGTTATATATCCAATAAATGTATCACCAACTAAAGAAGTTATTACTTCAGAAGAACTTTTAATATTAATTATATTAGATGCAATTTGAAGTTTCTGATTATTAACATCCGAATAAAGTGTTTCAGAATTATTAATTAAATCGGCAATATATCCTCTTGCCCATTCTTCATTATCTGTACCTTTATTAAATCCATCAAAACCTTTTTCAATACGATAATAACTATCGCCAGCAATATTGTTTTGAGAACTAATATTAGCATTGATATATTCAAGTGAAACATCTTTAGTTGCACGAGAAGTATCAATAGTAAGACTATTAATGTCAGCATCTAAGAATCGAGTTCCAGATTCATTAGGATTTGTATCAAATCCATCAAAATCTTCACCTTTCCATTTAGCTAGAAATACTTTTATATCATCATCAAGTTCTTTATTTTTAACAAATTTAAGAACATCAGTTTCAAAGTATAGAGGTTTAAGTTTACCTCGAATACTATTTATCTTATTATAGAGATATTCAAATGTATAAAATCTTGCATTATCTCCACCAAAAGGATTTTTATAAGTTTGATTTTTACCGAAATTGTTAGTTTCAGTATCTCGCATTGCGAAACCTTGTGTAACAATTCGAGAATTATTAATATTATGTTCAACAAAGAAATAAACTATTGAACTAATATATTTATTCATTAAATCTGTTTTACCAGCAAGATTAGCTTTGATATTAATATTAGGATTTAATGTATAAGTAGGATTCCATTCAGAAGAAGTAGAATATAATTGGGTTAACCAATTAAATGTCGGAGCAGTTGAACCATTAACTTTATAACTTAATCGAGCTTCAATTAAAATATATTTAGTTTCTTTTGCATCAAGATTAATTACGAAATTAGTTTTGGTATTAATTGTATTACCAATAAATGCAGATTTACTATCAGATGCTAAAAGATTAGATTCAGAAACTTCATAATACCCAGTTTCAACTTCAGATTCTTCTGAATCAATCTGTTTAACTACCGATGTAGCATCATAAACTTTTGTAGTTAAATTTATACCAGCAGGTATTAAACTATCTCCACCAAATATAGGACTACATTCAACACCAATTAATTGACTTGATGTACTCTCACTTGTTATCTCCAATACTACAACTTGATAATCAGAAGGATTAACTCCACCTTCAGAATCTTCAGTTGTATACGGTAATGGAAGACTTGGTAATTTCAGTTTACCTTTTGTTAAAGAACGACCTTTCGTTTTAACAGTTGTGTGTCCAGTTGAAACTCCGTATAAAGTGAAATAACGATTACGAGCTATTGTAGGATTCTCACTACCAACTCCAGTTTTAGCAATTTCATCTACTTGTTCAGTAGCATAAATATTAGGTAAACTCTTCCAACTCGGACTTATAATCTTACTAATGTTTTCAGATTTATAAGGAATTTTATGAGCATTTTGATTAGTAGAACCTACGGGATATGCTTCAATATCATAATTGTTAGCTTTCCAAGGAATATGATGTATATTTACAAGGTCACCTTTATAATCATAATATCCAGCATAAAGAACATAAACTTCACCACTCTTAAAATAACGTCGAGTACTATTAATATAAGAAGAACTCAGATTCCAACTTAATTGAACATCAAGATTATTCTCTGTAAATTCTTTAAGTTCACTATCAAGTTTACTATAATCAAGAGTTTTTACATTACCTCGAATAAGTCTATTATTGAAATTAACAAGAGTATTATCTCGAATATATGATATATTTTTAATAAAAATATCATCAAGACTTATAGTAGATAAATATGAAACATCGCTTACAATATGAGTAGTACTTACACCACTAATTAAAATGTCATCAGTTTCATATGATAATTGAGCTTCGTCAGTAATATAAACAATAGCAAACCGGCAATGTTTATATTTAATACCACTATTTCTAAAACTAATAGTAATATTTTTATTGATTTCGATACCTAACGCATAATCTTCTTCATAATTACCACAAACAATAAGTGATGTACTCAAAGGAGAATAGTTTGTATAAGTACCATCATCAAGACGATATTTGATTGCTATTTGATAAGCACCAGTTTTAAGATTACCACCGTCTTTAACTTCTAATTGAAGTTCAGGATAAGTAACATTTGGAATAAGATTAAACGAATCAACTTCATCAACAGTGATGTCATATCCTATCGCAGTATCATCTCCATTGTTACCATCATAAAACGGGTCAGTCATATTAATAATTCTTGTTTCATTTGCTGATTCATCAGTTCCCTCAGTAAATGTAACAATCAAATTTTCTTTATAATTATATATATAATCTCCATGAATTGGTCTATCAATACTGAATCCAAATGCACCCGATGTACTATACAAACAACGTTTTACAGTTGGGTTATTATCATTAAGATTAAGATATATAATAGCGTCGTTAGTTTGTAAATCAGATTTATCTGCATTATTCCAGTGTTCTACAACGCAAAAAAGTACAACACCAATATTAGTTGGAATTGTACCTATAATATTATATTTGTGATTATCGGCATCACTATAAATATAAGGAATGATATGCCGATTTGTCGGATGATTTTCAAGAATATCATCTAATTCACCTATGAAATCAAATCCTCTTTCATTAAAATAACTTTGACCTTTATTATCAATAGTTATATTTTTAGCATATCGTAAAGATTTATCTTGTGCAATATGAGGTGAATTATCTAAATCAAGACCTAAAATTTTCATAATTTCTATTATTCTAATGTACGAAGAATAGTAGCAATATTCTCTCGACGGTCGTTACTAAATTTATTACAAGAAACTCGAACTTGTATTCTCATTCTATCGAGTTCTATTGCAGGATTTGTATAAGGATTGTTTGCTGTAAGACTTACAACCGGATGTTTATAACCTCTTAATAACATTTGTTTAAGAACATAAAGTTTAAGATATTTTTTAAGAGGGCCGTTATTATAAATAAGAGGAACATCCATATTTATAATACTGTCATAAACAACAGGTAAAGCTCTATATCTTAAATGAATAGTTCCATAATCAACGTTAGTATGAATCCAATTATTACTAATGTAATAATAAGGTTGTTCTTTATCAACAGGAGCATGATTAAAACTATCGTTTTTATCACCGGGACTTGTTATGTCTGCATTTGGAATACCGGGATAAGGAGTATATGTCGGAACAGTTGTTACTTTTTCAGTAATAGTATCTTTGTTAAATTCAGCTGAATTTTTAAGAACAGCTTTTTTGTTATTTATAATAACATCAATTACACCACGAAAATCCCACGGTAATTGACAACGATGGTCATCAAATTCAATATCTTTTTCTACATTAACATAAGCTTGAATGAATTTAAGTTCTTCCAAAGCATTTGCAATCCAAATAGGAAAACGACTTACAAAATCATCACTTTGTATATTATAATCGTTATATATATCTGGAATTAATGTAGCACTACTAATGAATATATTATTATCAATCATAAAGCATTATTTTGTTTAGGAAGATTATTTCGATATAGTTTAATAGCTTCGTCAGGATGATTAAAACAAATTGCAAGAATTTTATTGAAACAATTAAGTCTTCGATTTGTTGCAATTTCATCAACAGTTTTACCTTTCATTGCAAAAGGTGTTCTGTCAATAGTTTTTTCACCATTCTCGTAAGCACTACTTGTGTGACCAAATTTGAATTTATAATAGACACTTTGTGGTATTCGACCTTTGACTTTATGATATACAGCTTTTATACACCAGTCATAATCATAATATATGAAATAAGGAATACCATTTGGATTATCAGCAGTTCGTATATTAATACCTTGTTCTAACAATTTCTTTTTTAAGTCTTTTGTAGCACCCCAATCGACAACACTACATACATCACCGGGCATTGTCTTTTTATAGTAAACATAAACGTAACCTACAGAACTACCAAAAGAATAATTATTACCTTTACATAGTAAATTAGCTATCTCATTATTAACTTCATCTTGCATATAAGTATACATTTCAGAAGGTAATTCTTTAAGAGCAGCAAGAGTTTCTATATCATCATCAAGTTTATCAAGACGTTCATAAACTAAGTAATTATAACTACGAATATAACTCATTAGTTTAGTACCAAGTAGAACATCTTGTTTCTTATTAAAATAAATCTTACTACGATTATCAATATCGAATACTACTGAAACATCAACACCGGCTTCTTGATATTTAGCAAGATTATCTTTGATATTATAAATACAATCATTGCGTCGTTCATAAGCAAGATGTAATTGTTTAATTAAAGAATTAAGTTGTATTTGAACTTCTTTAACAAAATCTCTCCAATAATATTCGTTATCAATCATAATGATAGAAACATGATGTTAATCTTGACCATTACCACGTTGAGCAATAGTAGGATTATTATTATTTGTTTTAATATCCAAATCTTGAGGATAAATACCAAATTCAGTTTTAAGTATTTCTTGAATTATACCTTCAAGCATATCATTAGGTAAAGGTAATTCAATATCTTGACCATCTTCATTCTTAAAGAACGAAAGAACTTCATCAGGATTTTCAAATATACCTGTAATCATTACTTCATTAATTGGTCGTCTATCATCAATATCTTTTGTACCAACTTTTTCAGCAATAATTATATGACCGTTTAATATAATATAAGCTCGTGGATACCCGGTGGGAGAGCATGTTGGACGCCCACTTTGACGTAGTTTAAGAGATGTAATAGAACTCTCATACATATATCCATTACCAACAGTATCACCTACAAACGCAAAAGGCGCATCACTTTGTATGCGCAAGGGTGTAGGAACTTTGTACTTTGTTCCTAACAATCTAATTTTATTAGCAACTCGATATTCAGTAGGAAGAATATCACTATATTTCAACTCTTCAACAGGAGCAATAAAGGTAAGTTTAAGAATATCATCTATTCCATTTTTCTCAACGCTTTGTCGAATACGATTTGCAAACATAGTTTTAATCATATCCTTAACACGTTCTTTAAGTTCGTGATTATTAGGTTGATTAACCATGTTTGCAATACGAGCTGCATATTGATTAAGTGTTCCCATATCTTACTTATTTAGATTCAAAAGATTAGCAATAGTATTTTGTTTTTTCCAAATATATTTTTCATCATCAGGATTAAATCCTTCTACGATATTATATTCAAGAGAAATAAAACCAATAGGTGTTTCTTTAATAGGGTCTTTAATAAGAAAAGTATAAGCAGATTTCATACCTCTACTTTCAAGTTCATCTTTATAACATCTATCTTGAAACTTATATTTACTAACATCATTACAATAATGACGATTTCTAACAAGAAGATTATGAAATAAATAAGGAAAATTATTAACAAGAACATCCTTAAAAGATTTCTTATAAGATACTACACAACAATCATAATCTTCACCAACAACAGTGTATTTATCCATTTCTACACCATTAATGAAATGACCGCCATTATGAAAATAAGCAATATAAACAGCATTAGCATGAATAGTATCTCGAATAGAAGCACATATCTTATCAAGTTCTATATAACAATTACTTTTTTCAATAGTAAGTTTTTGTTCTCTACGTTTAGGGAATAACCATTCTTTTAGATAAATACCAGCAATCGTACTTATGGATGTTATTATAGCTACTATAATAGCTGTATAATCGAACATAGATAGGCGTATAAGAGGATTAATATTAATAGGTATATTATATTGGGCTACTAACAAATATACGTTAAAATAGTCGATTTCCCACTATATTCACTATAAAAAAGAGGTGCTACATTAGTAACACCTCTCACCATTTCAATTCAATCTTTAACAATATAAATTGTTATATTACTAACAATTTATTTCTTTACTTTCTTACCAGTGGTCTTTTTACCACCTTTCTTTCCACCACATGCCATAGTAGTAATGATTTTAATTGATTAATTATTTTTCTTATAATCAACACCAATCTTTTTTAGAATCGGTTTGAATATCCAACTCCAAGCAACTGGTGCAAGAATAGCAGAATTAATAAGAATTGTAGTATTCTCATATCCACCTGCTACATATCCTGCGGCAATAGCAAAACAACTAATTAACATAACCAGTCGTTTAGTCCATGTGCCAACAGATTTATCACCATTAATATCATCTATTGCTTTAATAAGTATATATGTTAAAACATTCACACAAAGCATAAATGATAAATCGAAATGAGTACTGAATAACTCAACGAAATGTCCTACGAGTTGTTCCATTTACCATTCATCAATTTCATCGACCACCATATTTCTTATTTGGAATATATTTTAAGAAACTAAAAGGAAACAATTTCTTTCTAAAATCTTTATCAGATTCTAAAGTTCTTGCTTCACCTTCAAAACAAATATCTTTATAAGCTCGATTATAAGGAGGTAATATAATTTCAATTATCCAACTAATAACATAAGCTAATAAAGGAAATATTGGAGTAGCAAGCAAAGCCCACCAAGAATAACTTGTAGTAAGACTTAATATAATACTAACCAACAAACTTGTAATAAAAAGAGTAATTTGTTGATAACTATGAACGGTTTCATGTCGTTCAACAGTTTCAGTAATTTTATCTTTTTGTTCAGTTCGTATGATTAACCACCATAATATCGTCATACATAAATACCCTTTGAACGGTAGGAATTTACAATAGACTTTAATCATGATTTTATTTTAATTGAATTTGTTTATAACAATTAGCATGTATAGTATTCATAAAATTTTCAGCAACTCCGCTATTATCAATAACTAAACCATCTTCATAACCTTGTAACTCCATTATCTTTTCCCATTCAGATTTTACTGTCATATTATTATAAACAGTTCTTTGTAAAATAGACATAGTACCTGAATAATTATCATCTTCAAAATTGTTAAATTTAATAAGACTATGAATACAAATTGGTACTATAGAATCAATATTCCCCATACCCATAATGCAATTATATATATATGTGTTAATATTAGAATCAATATACATAATTGTTACAATGGAAGGTTTCTTTACTTCTTCTTCTTTAGGTACTAAATCATAATATGTAATCTTAAGCGCAGTAAATCTTCGAATGATAACATCCAAACTTGCAGTGAGATAATCCAAATCATCATCTGTCATACTTTTAAGTAAGGTGACATTCGGAACAGCATACTTAATATTAGCATTTACAGGATTAGTTAAATTATTTACAGTACTAAATATGATAAATACTGGAACTGGTTTTGTACCATTTTTAATATCATTATTAAAAAATAAATGAAGACTAACAGATAATTGAGACATATATACACCATGTAAACTTCTATAATTCTTTATAGAAAGTTTAATGTTATTTTCATCACCATTTATATTCAAACTACCATCAGGTGAACCAATAATATTAAATATAGAATCTATAAGATTACCGAATTGAGCTTGTGTAGGTATTTTACCTGTTTCAAAATATTGTTTAAGCTGACTTTTAGTTGCCATAATATAATTGAATATTTTTATATTATTAATAAATTTGTCATAATTCGTACCTGATTTAAGATTAAGTAAATTATTTATAACAACTAAAAGTCAAACTTGATTTAACTTTTAATTTGTAGGATTAATATCTTTCATATATTTATTAATAAAATTCAACAGTTGTGTAGTTCTTAAATCTGTTGAATCTAAAATATCATATAATTCTTGTTTATAATTATTCATATTTGCAATAGGAGTAGGAATGTAATTATATGTAGTTATAGCACCACTTGATACACCTATTCTAATAGCTTCAGAAACAATAGGGAATGTATCATTTTCAGTAGCATAAACTATTTTAAAATAAGCTCTTGTAGAACCATCAGTTGTTATAAAAAAGTGTTCTTCTACAAGTTCATTTTTAATAACTCGATGTGTATTGGATAAATGATACCAACCAACCCAATTCCACTTAACAGTTGAAGGAATTGCTCCTACAAGTACTTCATCCTTAGCTAAATGTAATTCACCACCATTTTGTAACATTTCAGTCATTAATTCTGATGTAAGAATAGTATATTTAACAGGTGGAGTATTACCATATTCAGAAGGTGAACCAGTATTACAATGTACAATTATATAAGGTAAATATGTAGCATTTGCTGCATCATAAAAACCTATAAATAAATAAGATGCTTCATCACCAATAGTAACAAATCTATAACCAAGTACATTAGCATAATCAGGGTCGATAAAACTTAAAGTATTGTCCCCCCCCCCTGTTAACTCACTATTTGGAATCTTACTTATCAAATTTTCAAAATCAGCTTGTGTAGGAATTTTCCCAGTTTGAAACAAGGCTTTAATTTGTGCAAATGTCATTTCTCTAAAATTATTAGAAATTAAATGAATTTGTATAATAGTTTAATCTCTAATAATAATTAGAGATTAAAGAAGTTTTTTATTCCAAGTGCCATTACGTAATCTATCAACAATAACATTATCTGGATAACTAAATTCAACAACATTATTACCTTGAACCATCAAATGTTGATATGTACTACCAGCGCCACCTTCGATAATACATTCAAGTGCATAACCTATTACCCATTTATTATTGTAAAATGCAGGATAAACATACCAAGTAATGTATTCACTACCACTACTGTATGTTACAACTCTCGGTGCAGGAGGATTATTATTATATCTATTAAATATTTTAAACCAATCTAAAGCTAAATATTTAATAGCTGAAACAACTTGGTCATCAGATGATGCATTAAAACTCCCATTTAATTCTGAATACATATCCTTAATTTCACTACTTGTTAAAACGTGATAAGTTATTGTATCAGAATAATTACTTGGACTATTAGTTGGAAAATAAAATAATAAAACAGGAACATTATCACCTAAATCATTATCCCAACAAGAAATAATTAAATAAGTATTGCTATCCCTATTATTAACAAATCTATAACCATTTACGTAAGGAGCACCGTTTTTATCACCATTACCAAGAACTAATGTTAAATCCCCCCCCCATCGGGAATATTCATAACACTATCTATTAAATCAGCAAAGTTAGATTGAGTAGGTATTTTTCCAGTTTGAAAATATGCTTTGAGAGCTGCTTTATTTATTTTAGCCATAATTTAAACAAATTTAGTTAGAAATTTCTTAATACTTGCAAATATACTTACATCTTCATCAGATGCAGTTTCAGAGGTTTTATTAATAGACATAGGTTCAACACTTCTTGTATTACCACCTACTCTAAAAATAGGATGATTTGTTCCATCACCTTGTATCTGCATATACCCAATACCATCCGGGCCAGCTGCTTGTGTAACACTAACTGACTTAGAAGTAGCACCAGAATAACTTGCAGTTACAGTAGCAGTTTTTGCACCAATAGGATTATTAGCTGCTGTTAATTTATTACCACTTAATGTAAAACCTCCCGGATTAGTTGTTAAAGCTAATATTGGAGTTACACTTTCACTTGTTGCTGTTCCAGTACTACCTGATGTATAAACAGGAGTTTTAGAACGAGTACAACTTGCCGTAATAGTAGAAGTTCCACCTGATGCAGCAATAGTTGTAGGATTTGCTGTAATACCAATATTCCAACTACCGTAATTATAGGATTCAATCTTGTTAGCTTCTTGATAAATATACATTGTTGCACCTGCAGATTCACCATTAGCCGACCAAATAACAGGTTGACTCTTTATAGTAGTTTGAGAAGAAACAGTGGTTCCTTTCGAAGAAGCAGTAGCAGTAATAGAAGCTACATTCGGAACAACATTAGCAGTTCCACTTGAAGCAGCTTCAGTAGTAACATCTTTTGTAGCACCAGATGTATATTCATAAGTAGTAATTGTAGCAGATTTATTCCAAGTTTGACTACCATTTCCGGCAGTTGCAGTAGCAGAACCTCCAGATGCAGGAATGGTTTTATTTGAAATAGCACCAGCTACAATATTACCGTAAGTATAAATTCCACCAGATATAGACTTAACACTTTCAAGATTTTTCTCTTGATATAAATAATATGTTGTCTTTTTAGAACCCCAAGTTGCTTTAATAGAAGTACCTCTATCTTTTGAATAAATAGTTGTTCCAGCAGAAGGACAAGTCCATGTATGTTTTGCAGAATCCCATGTACCAAAAGTAACATCACCAAAGGTACATTCATCACTAATATTAGTTTCAGAACTATCTCCGCTGGTATAATCATATATAGCAAAAGTATAAACCCAAACCGTACCACCGTTAGCTTTAACAGTATTTTGTCCAGTTAAAGGATTAGAACTTGTATATCTATTAGTTATTTCTCGTAATGTTTGAGAATTAGCTTCTTGTTTAATAACAATATTTGCAGAAACAGTTTGACCATCGAACGTATTAGAGAACTTGCCAGTTACATTAATACTCCGTTCAGTTCCTACAATAGTAGTTCGATTGCTTGCAGTAACTGTAGCACCAGATATAGAAAATCCAGTAGCACTTCCTGATAGAACTGGAGTAACATTATCTGTACTAACTAAATTACCATTACGATACGTTTTAAGTACAGCTGTAATATTTGCAGTTCCACCTTTTGCGGCAATTTCAGTATTATCACTACTTAATATTAAATCATATGTATAAACAGATGCTTCTTGTTCAACAGTAAGAATAACTTGTTTACTGGAATCTTTTTTACACTTTCCAATAAACTGCATACTTCTCTTAGAAGTACCTTTTTGAACAGGTGATGAAATTTTAACAGTCTGATTTCCTTGAAAAGAGGGAGATTCAATACTAATTGAATCTCCACTCTCGTCATTCCATTTATTAGTGATAACACTCATAAATGATTAATTAATTTATTCAGCAGGCTCGAACGTCCATTCGTCATTCGACAGAATCTTCAGAGTCTGCTCACCACCACCCTTCGGAATAGTAACAGTTGCAGTAGTTGTACCCTGCGAATTGAGATACAGATAGCTGTCACCAAGAGCCTGAGTAATAGTAATAGTTTTAACAACAGTCGAACCCTCACCCTTGATTTCAAGAGTTGCAGAACGAGCTTTAATAGTTTCATTCTTCGGTACAACAATAGTAACATCATAAGTATATTTTCCAGTAGCACCGGGATCACCAGTAATAGCAGTACCAGATGTAGCTGTTGTACTACTATTAACTTTAAATGATGTTACGTTTGCAATACCGAAGTTAGTTTTCCATGTAAATGTAAGAAGTTTCGAGTTAGACTTACCAGTTACATGAATTGTTTCACCACCTTTAGCAACATTAATAGTTAAACCATCGGAAGCAATAAATTCGTTAGCAGCCTTTTCAAGAACCGTGACTGTAACTTCGTTAGTCTTTCCGACAATCTTACCGGAAACTTTAGTAATTCTATCAGTACGACCAGTATAAAAAATCACAGAATTAATCTTAATCTGTGCATTTCCAGTACCAGTTTTAGGAACCCATGATAAATAACTCGGAATAGTTGCCATTTGTTTTTTTTTGGTCGATTAACTATAATAACAAACTAATTACCAAATTCCCATTCAGCTGTATCACTTGCGAAAACAGTTATGGTATTATGATAATTATTATCTTTATTTAGAATAACAAGAGTTTTATCAACAGCTAATTCTACAACAGGTTCATCTATTGGCCAAACTTTTTTACCATTAAGCCACATATCAAGAACCTGCCGACGATTACCATTAAGCATTACGACAGCTTCCGTAGCTCGTTCAAGAAGATTAAGTTGTGCCATAGTTGTAGATTAATATTAACCTTGTGATGTTTCAAGAGCAGTTACACGACTTTCCAAAGAAGTATAATTACTCTCTAATGTACTTACTTTACCACTTAAAGTAGTAACAGTTTCTTGTAATGTATTAACGGTACTTTCAAGAGTTTCTACTTTTGTTTGTAATTGTTGAACAGTTGAAGATTCAGCCTTAGTGGCTAAACCTTCAACTACAAAAGTAATTAACTTCTGAAAAGCACCAGTTTTCGGAGGCCAGTTTAAGGCACAAAATACTTTGCGAATTACTGATTCTTTCATATCATTAAACCGTTAATTAGATTCGACATTACCAACCCTAAATATAGGATGTTCAATATCATCACCTTCTATTTGCATATAATCAATGCCATCGTTTTCAAATACTGGTTCAGGTACTAATTCAATAGTTGTAACACTATGATTTGTAAGATTATCATAACTTTGATTATATTCAGTGTAACCATCGCGTCTAACCAAAATTACAACATTTGAATCATAAGTACCACTAATATGAGCTATACCTTGATAATCAGTAACAATAGTTTTAACAGTAGAAGTAAACCGACAACTAATACCTGAGGTAATAGGAACTTTAGTAACAGAATCTACAAATTTAAGAGCTATATAATCTTGACCTTCTTTCGGATGTAAATCAATATAATTGACAACAGCTTCAGAAGGTTTAGCTGCAATAAACAATGCAGGTTCAGTAGCTTCATAACGAGTATCGCCTAAAGTCTTATAATTACGTTCAAAACCAATCGGATTAGCTTCACTAACATAACCATCTTCTGATGAATCACAGTTACCTATCATTTTACCAGTTTCATCATAAATGGTATCACTAAGCATACGACCAGTTAAAGCATCCCGTGTACGAACTTTAATAAGGCCGTTATTATTACGAAGACATAATATCTCAACTGTTTTATCAGTATCAAATACTACTTCTTCACTACCAATATTATACGAATCAGAAGATAACGGTAAAGCATAATAAGTTATAACACTATCTTTATTCTTTGTGATTACCAAAGGTTCATCAGGTCTGGTTGTACCAACAGTAGTTCCAGTACTTGATATTTCTTTAATATCAGCAGCTAAATAAAGTTTATTACTATCATAAATTTCATAAGCCTTGATGGTTACAGAAACCTCTTCGGGTTCAGGCGGTAACTCTTCAAGTACAATAGTAACACTATGTTCACCAGTAGAATTAATCGTACCAGTTCCAGTGTTAGTTATATAACCAGTTTTAGAAGCTCGGAAATCAACACTTGTTCCAACTGGAGCTGTAACAGCCTCAGATTTACCAGCAGTCGATTCATCATTATTGAGAGGTTTCCAATCACTTTCAGTACTGAGTTTATACTCAAACGTAACACCGTCTAAAGCAGTAGATTCAGTATTTACAGCAGTTGCATAGATAGTACCAGATTGAACTGGAACTTTATCCATTTCAACAGTAACTTCTGCGGTAGGAATTGCATAAGTTACCAGTTGTTCAACCTCTATATAACCCGACGAAACAAACCTCAAAATTCGGCTCGTATTGACATCTCCGGTGAGTTGTAGCGGCGTATCTTTTGTGATTTGACCTAATATACCACCCGTATCCTTATCATAGACGTATGCGGCTATTTTGGCCTTTGTTTCGCTATCGACTACCGTAAGACTTACAGCACCTTGTTCAACTGGTAGAGCTGTAAGAGTAATATCACGAATTATATTATCATCTAATGTAATACGCTCTTCGTAAGTTTCATATCCACTTGCACCAACTTGAATTAAAATATCACGCGGGTCATAAGTTTCATATGTAAGAGTACCAGTACCTTGAGCAATAATTACATTAGAAGGTTTATCAGTAAATACAATTAAAGCATTATCGGGAGTTGCATTTACAGTTAATGTCTTTTTAGTCTTAGGTGTAAGAACAACATTGATTGTCGTATCTTCAACACCTACATCGACATAAACATCTTTTGTAATGTAATTCTCTTTTTCTACAATATAATGTAAACGACTTTGAATTAAACATTCAAGACTTGCACTTCCAACACCTGCCGATTCTTTACCTTCCGAATTAATCATTCGTATAGTAGAATCAACCGGAACAGCTTCAATCTTAATTGTTATATAATCTTCCTCATTTCGAGGAATACGAATCCAAAGTGTACCATCTTCAAACGTAGTAGGAATCTCGCTTGTAACTTCAATTTGATTAATACTGTTGCTACGAACATGATTATTGTGTTCTACAACAATACCATAAATCTCATTAATAGCATCTACAATACGTTTGTTATCAGTAACAAGTTCTTCAGAAGTTTTATCTTGCTTATTAATAAGCAAACCTTGAAGTTCTTGAGCTTTTTGTTTTAATTTCTCAATATCACTTGCCGCTGTTGGTAAACCAACTTGTGCGGCAGTAACTATATGAGGATTATCATAATTACGAATATGAGCATTGAAATTATCTTTGTCATTCTCGTAATCTTCTTTATCAAGTTTCTTGTTTATAGCAGCCCAAACATCTTGAAACTTCTTATTAACTTCTGTAACATGATTGTTAATCCAAACATTCAACTGTTTGAACCAACCTTTAACCCTATTTTCAAGAGCATCAATGTACTCTTTTTGAGGTCGAGATACAGGTTTATCCATATCGGCAGTGTTATCAACATTGCCAAGACCAACTTGTTCTTTTGTTACCTCATGAGGATTAAACTTATTATTAATATGTTCAAATAAAAGTTTTGTAAGTTGTTCAACAGGATTTAAGTCCTCAGCTGTAAGCTCACGAACATATACTTGAACATCAAGAATCTCATTAACAGCATCATTAAAATCAAAATTGGTCTTTACATTCGTTCGATAAATCCACCAAGATTTACCCTCGTGAACATAAATACCAGTAAGAGTAAATATCTGATTACTTATGATACCTTGTACTGTAATTGTATGTATAGAACGAACAATCGGTACAAGTATATAAAGATACTGTTGAGTTGATTTAACCCACGGAACTTTATATTCATAATGTCCTACATCAATATTTCGAGATTCAAACTCTGTAATTTTTGCAGAACTAATATCAGATTTTTCAGTTAGCTTAAATAGAGCACTATTATCGTAAGCAGTTACATTAGTTAAGTCTATTTCAATCCTCTCCTTCGTCCTATATAAATATAGGTGGCCATTCTTTCGATAGTACATATATAATGTAGGAACTGTTTTAACACCAGCACCTTCACCATCTACTGTACCAATATATTCTCCGGTTTGGCCATTATAAACACTCGGATATACACCATCTTCAAGTACACCGAGCGCTATAACATTTCGAAGATTAATTACTGCCATACCAAGAACAATAACGAAATAAATACTCCAACTACAAAGTTAATAATAATAGGATGAATTTTAAGACCAGTTATTGCTTTCTTTCTTGCAGCTTGAATACCACAAGTAATGATTTGATAAGCTAATGTAATCCATAAACTCATAAACCAAGTAGCAACAGTAGCTTTAAATAAAATACCTACGACAGTAGCAATGACGAAACCAATAATAATATCGTCTTTATGTTCTGAATAATAACCACTTAAAAAAGTAGTTATTTTATTCCATATTTTCTTTATCATAATACTAATCGTATTTATTGTTATATGACGATTAATAATAATAATGGTGCAACTTGTATGGCTCGGCCTGCGGCCTCGCTCCCCGGTGGGGCAGGAGGTTGCACGCCCACTTGTCACATAACATTAGCATCATTAAGAGAATAACTCCTAACACCACAATTAATAGCATTAGGAGTTATCCTTGTGGTTACATTTTTAACAAATCAATTTCTTACTTAATGAGTGCCAATACCCCTTCAAGTGCAGTAATTGCAGAAGTTTTCGTATTGTCAATAGCAATAAATTGAGTAACCTGTAAACCCTCTGTATGTAAATTAAAGGGATGTGTGAAATCAGCACGAGAAGTAATTACATAAGTGTCATACATAACACCCTCGGTAGCTGTAAAAATATCACCATAAACACGGTCATATTCCTTGAAATTAGGATTATAACCTACACCGGCAACATCTGCTTCTTTCTCAAGTTTAGCAACTTGGTCATAAGTACCAACCGGAGTTTGATTCTCGTCACCCTCTTCAAGCGTAGCACGAAGAATACCATCGAACGTCACATAATACTCAAAACCTGCGGCACCAGTGAACGTAACGCTTGCTTCGGTGAAATCATCAATCGTGATGCTATCAGCACCAAAGCGAGCATTAATCTTAGTCAAAGTCTTTTCAACCTCAACTTTCAGACGAGCAATAATATCTGCACTTACTTCGTCAATTCCGTTGATAGTTACGCTGGCATTGTAAACTTCCAGAGGATAACCACCAAACGAATTAATAGGTTTGCACGAGATAATAACCTCAGCATCGAAACCTTGATAACCAATACCACGATTAGCTACAAGATTCGTAAACTTATACGTTTTACCAGCAGGAGCAAGATATTTTTCTTTATGTTGCTTCGACCACTTAGGATTAATCCAAACGCCGCGTTTAACCTTGCCATCACCAAGACCAAGAACAAACTGCAACATCTCATCATCCTTGACATCCGAAGCAGCTGCAACGACTTTACCAGCCGAATTAAGAAGAACAGCTTGTCCGCGAGTCAGCTTGCTAACATCATTATTAGCAAGTGTTGTCAGAAAATCATTTGCGACAATTACACTTTTCATTTTCTATTCTAAATTTGATTGTTGTTTAACAGCACTAAAACTGTCATCTTTAAGAACAAGAAGAATATCGCTAACTACACTATCTATGAAATCAGGTGTAACTTCCATATCTGACATCTGGTTAATATCAATATTAAAAAGACGTGGCTTCTTAATATATGAAATCTTAACCGCATCAACACAAAAATCATCACCATAATAAACAAACAGCCTATCATCAACAAGTTCACTTATTGGATTAAGATGTCTATTTTTATTACCATAGGAGTTGTTTAGAGTAGCTCGAATATTTTCGGTAGCAATTAAATCATTTTCAGAAAACTTATTTCCTACATTTACGAACTCGTCATAAGTAGTATTATAAGTAATAATAGGAATGTCTGTATCATTAACTTTTAATGCAATTTCATCTTTTGCATTAGAAGTAATAATAATACAATCTTTATAATAACGACCAATTAGATTCTCCCAATAAACATTATATTCATTAGAAAGAGCTTGACGTAATCTATCACAAGTTAAACCTGCAATTTCATACAAATCAATCTTATCTGAATCACTATCATAAAGAGAAAGAATATCTGAAATATCAATCTCATTCCCATTAACAATAATTTGTCCATTAAATTCATCACCAGTTAAGGCAATTTTAGACAAATCAATTAGATGATAATATAAATTCTTAACTTCATCATCAGGATAGATCTCATGTAAATTCTCAACAAGTCGAGCTTTGCCATAAGTTAATCGAGAAGTAGAAGAAATAAGTTTTAGATAATCACCCGGAAGAATAACGAAAGCTCTATTTGGATAATCCGCATCTTGCTTATCACGTTTAAGTTTAAGCCACGGTGTTTCACGTTTTAATGATTGAATATCATCTACACGTTTTTTACTATCTTCAAGACCTTCGCCTTTATAATTAGTTTTCCTATTTGATTTAGTTTGTATATATTTAACGGCAGCTCGATTCAGCATCATATCAATAAACTGAGGAGCAATACTCCGATGTCTATTAGATGTTATCTGCTGTATTCGTTGCTCTATTTCGATATGTAACTCTTTTACCGTTTCATACATGACTAACCTTTCAAACTACGATACTTCGCATTCCACTCGGCAACAATACCTTTGTTGTTATCATTCGAGAAATACGAGATAGCATCATTAATATTATTACCAATAACATTTTCCGGATTAGAAGCATCGACAATGATAGAACTATTCGGAAGTTGTCGAATAATATTCATCCAAAGATAAATAGTAATCTTAGCTTTCATCTCCAGATGTTTATCATCAACAATACTAATAAACTTCTGCGGGTCACTGTCAATAAGTTCAAGAAGAACAGATTGCTTATCATCAGCAGTCATTGCCATAAATTCCGAATAATCACCTACGCTACCTGTCGATACAACAACGTTGTCAATAAGTGCGCTATTCGGATTATTAATAAGTTCTGTATATTTCTTGAGAGCATCAGTGCGAAGTTTCGTCCGAGCAGCTTTGAGTGCTTTACGCTCACTATCCGAAGTAAGATAAAATTGAATATTGACGCTCTTATTAATGTCTTCAACCTTATTAGCAACTTTGCTACTTAAAAGGCAATATCTCCAACTAATATAATCGGGAATATTAACAAAAGTAACATACTTATAAAGTTCCGTTTCATCAAGTTCCTTAATCCGTTTCAGAACAATAGCTTCAAGTTCCGAACCAGTTTCATTCTTAATCTTATCAGCTTTTTTAAGTTTACCAATAAGTTCGTCGATATTACTTTTCAGAGCAGGATTACCTAAATCTAAAACGTAAGAAGTATCGAACTCTAAGCCATGAACAGGAATCTCAAGAAGAAAATCATTTAAGTATGTAGTGATTCGTTCTTGCCAAGAACTATCAATAGGAGATACACCAACAACAGTAGGAAGAAGAACTCGCATTTCCTCACTACGGCTCAGCAATTCATTAACAGGACGAATAGCAGAACCAAGACGAAGAAAATCAGTTTTGAAAGCATCTTTATTCCGAAGTTCAAAAGAAGAAGGATTGTTCCTCCATTCAATACGAACTGAACGATTAACTTTAATCATATTTTTAACATTTTAAGTTATTCAATCTTTTATATGTTAATGAGTAGTAATAATCTTTCGATTATTACTACTCAAATTGGGTGTTTAGTTCAGAGCTAAATCAAGCCAGAACGAAGTAGTAGGATTATCAATATTGATACCCTGCGAACCAAGAACTTCATAAGAAGCAATATCCTTCGTATCCGACAGTTGAGTACCACTTGCAAGTCCCCACGAAGCAGGCAGTTCAGCCATACCTTTATAGACACCTACTTTATACTCACGACCCTCTTCACAAACAAACTTAATATTACGCTCACCATTCGAACCCATAGTATGGTCAAGGAATACAGCACTATAAGAAGTAATAGGCAGACCTTGATACATATTACCGGCTTCACGGTCACGACGAGCACGAATACCGTGGTCGAACATATCAACAATCTTGACAGTAAGAATCTTACCATTAAACATCTTATAACGGTTAAAATACTTACCATAAGACATCATCTCACCATCGCTCTTAATCTCGTTATCACCAAGAGTTACAAAGTAATTCTTCAGACGAGCATCATAGTAGATAGCATCATTGAACATTCGTGCGAAACCTTTACCGCAATAAAGAACCAGTTCCTCAACGGTAGAATCAATACGATTGTCAAAGATACGAGTGATGATACGGTCGAAACGATTAAGTGTCAAAACGGAATACGTTTCATAATTACCAACGGCCTTAAGAATATCAAGAACACCAGCACCACGAGGAATTGCCTCACCAGTCTTTTCATCCTTTAAGTGGATAATACCATTCGAATCGCGGTTGTATTCCGAGAACCATAAGTCCTCTTCGAGCATCTCGCGTCGCATGATTTCCCACATCTTCATCTCATAAGGCATCCAAAGACTACGCTCACCACCTGATGCAGTATCAAAGGCAATATTAACAACCTTATTACCCATGTTACCAGCAATCTCTTTCGAGAAACGGTAGTAACCATACTGGTTGGTTGCCTTGCTGAACGACTGGTTATTCGAGCGGTTTCCGTCAGACTTGCTACCCGGAATAGTCGAAGCACCTAATGCCCAAATAGCACCACTAATGAAGTCTTTTGCAACAGCATCAGCCGAGATAGGAGCACCCGACATATTGGTAAAACGATAAACGTATCCACCAGTCGAAGTAGCAATACCCTCATTCTGAATACGCCATTGCATACCAGAAGGAGCAATAGCCGTGTGCTGATAAATAAACCAATTATCCTCCATTTCAACCTCAACAGTTCCATAAGGCTGAATAGCAGCTTTATCAGATACCAGCTTTTTCAGACGAGAAGTAACACGCTGACGAGGAGCAATTTCCCAAGTATATTGAGTATCACCACCATTCAGCTTAACTTTTGTTGTAACAGCACCCTGACCCTCAGTAAGAGTAAGAAGAGGATACTTGTCACTATCCTTACCCCAAAGATAAGTAAGATTACGATTAAGTTTAACAGGGTCAATTAAATCAAAATTCAGAAGCATATTAGCATCTGTATATTGATTCGAGTCAAATTTTACAGTTCCAATTTCACGCATTGTAAATTAGATTTTTGGTTAAGTTATTATTATAAGGCAAGAACATTTGCTTTATTTAATAGGTAAAACAATTTTATCATCCTTTGCAATCTTATGAACCTTAGGATTACCATTGTTTTTACCAGTCTTACTTGCTAATGAACGAAGACGTTTAACTTCTTTTTTAGCAAGTTCAGCTTTAATCAGTTGGTCAACTCCACCATCAAGATTCATAATGAATCGCATAGCCAATTCAGCAGGATTAGAAAGACGATTAATTTCATCAATCTGTGCTTGACTATAAACCATTCCATTAATCTCTTGAACAGGACGAGAGAAGTAATCAAATAACTCTTGACGAGAAGAAGAGCATATTCTCCAATCTGACCTTTAACAACAATTAAATCATAAAGACTACCCGGTGCATTATGAATTTTGACAGTACCGTCATCTTCATAAGAAACACCAAAATATTTAATTTCTTTTTCAAGTTCAGCCTGTATTTCTTTGGCCTCACGTTCACGAATTGCTTTAATTTCACTCTCTTGAGTTTTACGCAACCAATTAAGACTTTCAGTTGCATCATCTTTAAGAGTGTTATTTGCTTTTGCAAACTCAACAATTCGTTTGGCACGTTCCGGAGAAGTACCTTTTTGAATTTCAGCTTTATAGATTAAATCAGCAAGTAAGTTATCATCATCTTTGATTTCAATCTTACTATAATCTACATTTGCCGAATAACCTTCGATTGTACCGAACTTACTCTTATATTCAACAAGAGCTGCAATATCAGGATTATTAGCTAAAAACTCGTTAAAACCTTTTGCAAAACCCTCTCGTTCACCAAGAGCTTTTACAGCAGCTTCACGTTTAGCAAAACCCTCAATTGTAGGTTCAAACTTAACAAGTTCACCTTTCTCATCTTTAATAACAATACCACTGGCTTTTGAAATAGCTTCGATATAATCACCGTCTAATTCATTAGCACCTTCATCAGACATTGCATCAATCTGTTCCTTTGTGAACTTAATTTCACCGTTATCATCTACGGCGTTTCCGTTATCATCAAGTGTGTAAAGAGTACCATCAATTTCTACTTGTTCAGGTTCAGTTTCTTCTTCACCATTACCAGTAGAACCACCCTTATCACCTTCTTCTTCAGCTTTCTTACGAGCAGCTTCCTCTTCAGCTTTACGTCGTTCTTCAGCTTCTTGAGCTTCTTTAGCTTCTTTAGCTTTACGTTCTTCTAATTCTTTACGAAGACGTTCTTGTTTTTGCTCCTGAGTTTCATCATCAGGTATAACAACTTTTTCAACAGCCATATTAGTATTTATTTATAGTTGAATATTATTACATGAACAAAGATATACCATATATAATATATTATCAATAATTATAGTAGCATTATATTGCAGGTTCTCTTGCTCTCCGTCGATAATTCTCGGTCATCATTGCTTTAATTCTTTTTGTAACTTTATTCTATTAACATCAGAAGCAGTGTAACCAGATTGAGCAGCCATAGCTTCATCTTTATCTATATTACCATTTCCATTGGTATCGACTTTAAGTCGCATATTCCAAATCTCTTTTTCACCTTCTTGTTTAAGAATCTCAAGATTAACATCATGTTCTCTATCAAGAGCATTTTGTTGAGCTTCAAATTCTTGTTTAGCTGCTTCACGCTGACTAACAATTTGTTCAACTTCTGCTTGAGCTTGTTGTTGAACTTGTTGCATTTGAAGTTCATAATCTCGACGAGCTTGAATAGCTTTCTTAATATTCTTAGCAATAGAAGTAATATTATTATTTTCAATAGCTTCAATAGCAACTTCCAGTTGGTCATTCTGACCTGCACTAAATGCAAGTTCTTTCATCATGTTCAGCTTATTCTGAACATCGGCATTATTACGAATATAAATTCCAATATTACCAGAGAAATCAGAAGAACCATCAATATCAACTACAACAACTTTATTAGTTGTCGGGTCTACATAAGAACCTCGTTTACCATCAATCCAAGCAAACTTACTGTAATCAATATTTGCAACATAATCACGTTCACGGAAGAGATTAAAACATTCAAGACTCCAAACACTTCCGGTCATTGCTTGAGAATAATTCGATTCATTAACAGCCTTACCAGCATAATCTTTGGCATCACCAAAGCGAGCATTATTCATATTAGCTGCTTCCCAAGCTTCTGCTTTCAAACCTTGTTTAAGATTATCAAGCATTTGAATATAATTCGTAATAGCACTTGTGGCTACTTCTCGAATAGATTGTAAAGCATTAGGTTGTGCATCAGAATCATCAAACGGTAAGAAACTATCTTTATTCGCAACAGCAAGACGTTCCTCGGTAGTCATATCACTACTATCAGCAAGAATACTTTCAGGGAATAATAACCAAGACTTAAACTTAGCTACTGCACGTTCTTGTTGTAAAGTATAAATACGATAAAGAGCAAGATAAGGTAAAACACGGAAAGGAATAGGATTACGAAGATTATCTTTATGTAAACCTACAATACCATTATAGGGTAATTTACAATCACTATAATTGTTAAATCTTTCACGTTGAACTTCGATAGGTCGTGGCTTAATATAAATACCACTATGACAACCACCGATACGCCAACCTTCCCAAACTTGATTTATCCATTCCCATTCAATTTCAATATCACCAGCAGAAGCATCAAATTCATAATCTTCGTCTACAATACTTTCAACGATATTTCCTAATAAATCTCGATGTTTAAGAATACCTTGTTTAATTTCAGTTTTCCAAACATAATGATAAATATCAATTTCTTTACCATATAATCGAGCTTCACTACGAAGTGCTTCCGCGTTAGTATGTAAGATAGCTTTACGTTCAGCAAAATCTGTTTTATTGAAGATTTGAACTATGCCATCAGGAGCATCATATTTAGGAGATACAGTATAAATATCTTTAAGATAATTCATTTCTGCATCTGTAAGTTCATCACGGAATCTATCAATGATTTGTGGAATAGTCATTCGATAAACACGAAGTCCTGCATCATCATCTTCGATATATCGTTGACCACTTTCAATACGATAATACTCGAGAGGAGATATTACTTGAAGATAAACATCACCTTTATAAACTTCTCGATAAGTATAAACCTCTTCACAAGCCCACCAATAGAAATAGCATTGTTGATACTTGTCTTTCGCTTCAACAATAGTATTGATAAGTTCAAGACGTTTTTGAGTTGTAATAGTTACATCATCAATCCAATCGTTAAGAACTTCCTCAATAATATCGTTAAGTTCACCTTGCTTAATTGTCTTTTGACCAGTATTAAATCCTGCCTCATTAAGACGATTAATAATTTCTTGATTACAATAAGCCATTACTTTATCAGCAAGAACTTTATTGCGAGCAAGAGTTACAGAAGGGTCATTATTAAATACTTGATAATTAGAGAACATATTGATAAATTCTCCCATATATCGTTCTTTAATAGGAGTAAGAAAATCTACATCACGTATCTCACCATACATGACAGCTTTCTCACCAACCTTATCAATATAATTCCGAAGAACATATTCATAAGTCTTAGGGTCTACTAAACCATTAGCAGCATCGAGAAATTTCTGTGTAACAGTTTTATCATTCTGACCAATAGCAAGATTAATCCAATAATTACAATTAGGAATGTACCAAGCTTTCGTTTGTTTTGTAGCAGTACTTGCACGCTGGTCAGGCATAACAAGTGGAGTTGCTCTTAAATCACGTTCACTCATTTTAGGAATCTATTAACTTTACGACCAGTGTTATTAGTTTTACTTTTTGAGTTAGCTTCTCGTTCAAGTAAAAGGGAATCTTTACGAAATTCAAACATTGCAACAATAGCCGAACTCAATCGGTCTGCATTACGCCCAAATATAAATCTATCTAACTCTAATAAGAAACTTATATCATAAATTTGATTAAATCTATATATTGGTGTATCGTCGGACGTTTTTCCGACAATTTCGTATAAGAAATCCCGCACCATGCGCATACCCTCTAATTTAATATCGCCATCACCAATGACAATACCATAACCAGTAATACGAGGGCCATCAACACTACGATTGATATAACTACTTGGGTCTTTCAGCAACTTATCTCTATAACCCCATTTCTTGAAATTAGTAACAAGTTCACCAGTACCAGCCTCATAAAGAACTTTACAATTCCAACGTAAACAAGCATAAAGAACAAGTTTATCGACAGCTTCCATAGTATCAAGACGACCACAATAAGAAGCAACAAGTCGTTTACCCATGTAAGGAGTTTTGCTGTTAGTACGCATCCACACTTGAAAACTTGCAAGTGAATTTTTTGTACTAACTTCTTCTTTATTTTTATCTACACGATATGGGTCATACGAAATAAAATAAAGACTGCCATCATTTGGAATAGGAGAATAAAACTCTCTTATACAACCGTGAACATCAGTCTTTGAATTATGAGGTACATCAGTTATATACTCATGGAATCTATCGGAACCAAATATAGCTCGTTCAATACATTCCTGTTTAGTAACAAATCTAACACGTCCATCATCAAGTATATACCAACCATCTTCATAAAAATGATTAGACTTATCATATTTAATAGCGTTAATATGATTAGTAAGTTCCGGACTGTGAAAAATGTTCTCTTGTGTGTTCGTAAATGCCTCATTAGGACTATTAGCACGTTGGCCTACATAAATATTATATTCACCAGCATCTTTCTCTTTTTCTGCACCACGTTTCTTGTCATAATCATCCTTCCAAGAAGCAAACAGTAAAGAATTACCGTCTTCTATAAAAGGTTCATAATCCCATATCTGCGGAAAAAAGAAACCACAAACAGCGTGTCTACTATTAGCATCCCAGATATTTTCCATAGGAAGCATATCATTCTTTCCGGGATTATAAAAACAATTACTGAAAGCTTCCCAGTTAGCACCTTTTGTACCACCCGTACCATATACACGAATAGTACCAATTCTCATTGCACCTGATTCACTATTAGACATCATAACATCTAATGCCTTTTGAAGATTAGGGCAGTTATGAGTAATAGTAAAATCTTCTAATAATACAAGATTATCACCATCTACTTCAAATCCATAATATCTACCTCGACCAATAGGTTTAATATCAAATCGAGTTTCCAATACATTCTTTTGTAATGAAATATAATTTTCTGCTTTTTTACGATTTATTTTAGTAGGAATTAAATGACAACCAGATAAAATAAAAATTCTATAATAAGTAACACCTCTTATAATCTTTTCTGAAACAGTGGTTTTCAATCCAAGACTTCTACAAATATAAACAATATCATAAACAATTGCAGGGTCTTTTTGAGCTATTTCAAAATTATGTTTTTTAGAATCATAAGAACCATCAGTGTCAATAATACCAGCTAAAAATTCTAATCTACTTTGTTTATCAGTATAAATGTACTCTTTTGGAATATATTTATTATGAAGAACTCCCATATTAAAAAGTTCTTGTCTAAACCAATTATCCGAAGCATCTTCACATTTTACTAATGTAATTCTTTTAGCATTAGAATTAGTATCTGCAATCGAATAATCAAGATTATTATTTTTTGAATATTCTTTTAAATAATCAATTACTTCACTATCTTCATTGGTAAATCTACATGTATCTTTATCTCCATCACCAATCCATAATCCAAAAACATAAGGTTCAATTTTAACATTCTTTTTATCAAAATCAATACATGTTTTTATAAGAGCATGATTATCTTTCCAGCGAGGATGTTCTTTAATCATATTTATATAATCTGGAGCAGTCATAGTAATCGGTTTACATATATTACCATAACTTTTCCTATAAATCATATAAATGTCATGCTTACTATTTACAACATGAGATTCACCATTTAAAGGAGTAACTTCGTATAAATCATCTTCACCATTTATAGTAGCTAATACTGTACGAGGATTTCCGTCAGGTCCCATAAGTTTATCACCTACTTTAATATCTTGAACAAATTTAATTTGTCCATCAGACATTATAAAACCAGTATTTTCCCCAAAACATTTACCTGCTTCCTCAAAATCAGTTTCAATAGCTTTCTTACCTACTGCGGCACTTTCATTTTTACCAATAGCAACACTTAAAAGTTTACTACGAAATCCGAAAGCCTTTTGACCTTCTTTTGATTTCTTATATCCAAGTTCAATACCTTTATCAAAGTTCTCACTTAGATAACCTCTTCGCCAATAAGTTTTATCTTCATACCAATCAAGATTAACTTTAACCATATAAGATGTAGCACCTTTTTCAGTTAAGTAATCCATTTGGTCGGCAGCAAGTGTAACAGTTACATTCTTATTTGCGTTAATAGTATTAGCTGCTTGACTACCACGTTTATATGAAAAACCTTTACGACGAGCTTTTGCCTTACATAAGTTACAACTATTGTTAGCAATCAGCTCGTCAATCTTAAAGTTCCAATAATCTCCATCCCAAAATCGAGGAAAACCTTCAACAGTATTAACCTTAAATCTTCCCTCTTTATCTAACTGTTTACGTTCCTTTTCATTAGGAGCACGTTCGATACGACCATAGTTAAGATAATTATAATGGTCGCCAGTTATACGAACTTTATGGAGTAAAGCTTTACGTTCAGCATCAGATTTAGCTGCTAAATAAGCAGGAATATCTTTAATGTATAATTTACAATATGCTTGGACACCTTTAACTCGTCTATCCATTTCACGTTGCCAAAACTTTATGGCATTAGGACTATCATCAGGTTCAAGACAATAACATCCATGTTTTTCATAAAAGTCTGCAACACGACTAAATATTTCAGTACCTACGAAAACAAAGTCTATTTTCATAAGTACACCACCACTTTCACCTATAAGAAAATCGTTATCTCTGTCAATCCAAGGTTTACCAGTAAAACGACAAATACTTGAAGATAAAGGTTTGTAACTTTCTTTATCTTCAAGTATGTAATCTATAAACGGACTTCGACCAGTTTCATAACCATAACGATTGTCTTTACGATAATGTTTCTGTTTCGTTAGAAGCATTAGATGCTCTATCATTTGTTCCGTCATAGCTATCTCTATATTCAGCTCCACCACGAATTGATGTTACACCTTTTTCAATCTTATCCCACTTATCATTAAGCTCAGTAAGACTTTCAACTCGTGCAGGAATTTCATTAGCAATTTTAATAATCTGTTTAAGAGTATCTTCACAAAGAGCTAAATCTTTCATTTCAAGTTCTTTCGACATTAAATCTTCTATACCATCAGTTAATGTACGAACTAACTTACTTGAAAGATTCAAAGATTTAATAGTAGAATTAATTAAATCTTCAACAGCTGTAATATTAAGATTTGATTTTACAAATTCAATAGCAGATAAAACAACTTTATCCGGTAGATAAGATTCATCTAAACCAGCATTAGACTTAGCATAAGCATAAGCTTCTTTTTTAGTAAGTCCTGCTTTCGTTACATAACCTTTTCTATCGGATAAATATAATATAAATCTAAATTCTTTTTCTGCAAAAGATTTATCTTTACTATCGTCACGAGCATATATCTGTTGAAGTAAAGGATATTGAAGTATTTCTTCTACATCAAGAATTAGTTTATCATTTTCTATCTTAAATCCATGTACCATACATTATTTTATTTCAGCAATACCTTCTTTAATAAAAGGTGCATTACTATCTGCATCAGAAAACTTATTATGTTTGAACTCTTCTAATCTAATCCAATCAGCAGTACGAAGAAATTCAAATATCATATTTCCCATATTCTGAACAAACTTTTCATTTTCACTTAATTCTAATTCACCAATACTACTAAGCATTTGATGAACAAGTTCATGAAAATATGTATTCTGCATTTGTGTATTAGAAATCTCAATTCCATAATCTAATGATTGTAATTGAATTACACCATTAGCAATAGAAGATTTACCGAGATTTCCAGCGTTTTGTTTATTCTCTGTAATAACAGTTAGAATATCAACACCAGCTAATACACAACTCTTAGGAATATAATTTTTAATTTTACTCATCGACTTGATACAAATATTAATACAGCGTTCAAAGCAATAGAACCAGCTGCAATCCAACCATTTCTACGTTTCTTTTTTCGTTCAGCTAAATATCTTTCTTGATAATCAATTAACTTATTATTGAGTGAATCAAGGCCACCAAAAGAAACAACCAAAAGACTATCACGAATAGCAATATGATAAGACTGGAAGGATATAACGCTATCTTGTACCTTTTGAATTTCACTGGCAGTAAGATAAAGTTTTTCATATTTTTCACCTTCAAGAAGTTTTATAGCTAACTTACGAGTTTCTTTCGGAGTAAAAATAATAACTGTATCGCCATCAATCTTGTATCTTTTTTGCGATATAGCGGAGAACGGAATCATTATTAATGATATTACTATCATTAAAATCACTTTCAGCTTTCTCATAAATAGTAATAGTTTTTTGTTCAATTTCTTTAAGACTATCAATAACAAACTGTTGTTCATTAATAATCCTATCATATTTTTCAATGAAACTATTAAGACTATCTCTTAAAGATTTAATAGTTTCATCATGTCTTTCAATACTTAAAAACTTACGATTAACATATCTACCAAAATAAGTAGCTCCAATACCAATCGCAAGAATCAAAACAATATAAAATATATATCGAACAGTATCTTTCATAACTTACAAATCTAAATCCATTTCATTAATAAGAACATAAGATTGAGTTCCTTTACCAATCGCCTTATCAAATAAAGGAATAATAATATCATTCCATTGATTCACATCTTTGATAACTTGACAACCAGCAGAATAAAGACCAATCTCGTCACTTACTTTCCAGCTTGACGCCCTATGTAAATTAATACCAAACATACCAAAGTCAGTATTATCGGTAATATCAATTTTGTCATCTCGGTTATTGTCACGAATTACTTGACAAGGATTAGCTTGAACAAGTGCTTTATATTGTCCTTTATGTTTACCTATTTTCCAAAGAGCTTTGTGTACACCTTCTCGAAGAACTGCACAACCTTTATTATTAACAGGAGTTTCAAGATTTAGATTACTTGGGTCAGTAGTAGCTTCGAAAACCATACATTCCCATATATTAAAATCTCGTTCATAAAACATTACAATAACATCGTTATAATGTTTAGTACAAGTACTTTTAGAACGAATACCCCAGATATTAAGATTAATAGGATATTTATCATTTTTCCTAAATATAGGATATTCTAAATCTTTCGCAATTTCAATAAGTCTATTTGGTAAATCATTTACACCAATAAGTTTATTAAATAATGCGTTATATTTTGATTCCTTAGTTGCTTTCATATTTGTAATACTTTTTGTAACTTGTGTGGGCCTCGCTCCGCTCGGCCTTTCGGGTGCTCCGCACCCTCACCCGGTGGGGGAGTGGGTTGGACGCCCACTGGCGACACCATTTGTAACATCACTTATAACATTTCTATCGTCCAAACTAAATTTTATAGTTGCCCACGATAATTACTATTAAAAATCCTAATAAGATTTACTGCAAGTTTACCACGAGTATCTATATAATAAATCTTAATAGTTTTCATAGCTTAGAAAAGTGTTTTAGCAGTTTTATAAATATGTTTACTTGAATAATCAGCAATCATCATTCCGACTTCATTTTTAAGATAAGGAATATCATACATTTCTACGACTTCTTCATCTTCTTCATTTTCGTCTTGAAATTGATTCTGAATAGTTCTAATATGACAAAGAATAATTCCTATATTTTTATAACCCCAGCTCTCAACAAGGTTAGCATAAGTAGAAAGTTGCATTGCATAGTGATTACCTATACTATCTGCGAGGTGGTCAAGTGGTGCACCAAAATATTCCTCTTTATAAATAAAATTATTGAGGTCAAGTGTACCATCAAGTTTCTTATCATAATAACCACTTTCAAATCTAATTGGAGCCTTATTAGTTTTCCAGTCTAAAATGATAAATTCCTTATCACGAATTAAGAGAATATCAATAAGACCGGAAACAAGATTTTGGCTATCATAAACACCAATCTCAGCGTAGATATGATAACCTTTCGTAACAAGAGCAGCAATCAGACTAAATATATCAGGATACTTTTCTCGAATACCAGTCTTAACAAAATATTCAAGATTTAGCTTACCGTATTTATGACTACCAACAATATCATCTATCGTATAGATTCTATCATTGATAAAACCATTAGCGTTCAGCTTATATCCATTACAAGTCTTAATAGCAGTTTCAAGGTAATTATGTTTCTTTGTTCCTTTATCACAAGCCTTAATAGTTTCTTGTTCCCATTCCCAAAGAATTTGTTTCTTAGTTTTACCTTTATATTTTTGATATTTTGGATGTCGAGGATTCTTACCTATACGTTCACACGCGGCGGCAATTTCTTCTTTCTTAAATTCTTGCGTATATTTACCAATAAGAGTAGTAACAGATATGTAACCATTACCTAAATCATCTGTGTACTTATGTTCCTCTTCATTAAAGTACAGTATTCTACCCTTTGGCAAAATCTTTTCTGAAACGCATTTTCTTCCCATCTTCTTCGGCAGTTCTACGTCTACGACGATTAGCAATATGATAAGCAATAATCTTTGCTTTACGTTCCTCTCGACTTAAACCTTCAAGTTCCTCAGCATGAGTTTTCTTAAAGAACTTAGCTGGACTGTATTCAAATCTACCAACACGAGGAACACTAACAACTTCATCTCCTCGCATCATAGCTTTGGCAACACTATCCTTTTGTGTTCTTTCCAGTAACTCTAATACTTTCGCCTTTTGGTCAGGTCTTAACTTTTCCCAAGCTGCAACACTTCGTTTATAAGAAGCAGGTCGTCGAAGAACATAAGGTTTAAGATGTTTTTCAATACGTTCATCTACGAAAGGAACTAACTTATCATAAACAAAAGGATTAAGCATAGTTTAATTATTAACGGCAGGAGATTCAATCCAAACACCTACGATAGAATATTCATCTACAAGAACAAACTCACTAAACTTAACAGTTCCAACACCAATAATAGATTTACCTTCACGGTGAACTTTCTGTTTAGCTGTAAGTGTTTGAGTATCGCCCGGCATCTGAATAAGAGTAGGAATACAACCGTTTTCCAGTTTTACTTTATCTCCAACGTTAAGACCTTTGACATTTTCGGCAACAGCCATAACAGTATAAGCCTTAGCTGGAATCTTATTAATTTCCTCGTTATTAAGAATATTAAGAGTAGATACTTCAAAATCTGCACGAAGAAGAACTTTGTTACCACGAGGACTAAATGCAATTTTTGTTTCCATAGTTTTATTTTGTTTAGGATTTACATTATTATAACTACGAGTACAAATATATAATATAATCTTATCCCATGCAAGCAAATCTAAATAAATTTCAAACTGAATTAATAAAATTATCACTATCAAAAGCAGAATTATCAATAAGTCTAATAGTAATTACAGTATTAGCAATTATAAGACCTCACGAGTGGGCGTCCAACCTACTCTCCCACCGGGAGTACACAAGTTAAAACTAATAAAATCTCTATTAAAAGCTCTTCAAAATTTATCACTTTTTGCATCACCAGTTTTCCCACCAAAAGAATCAATTTTGGCGACATTAGTATCTTGACCAGTTGCACTACTAAAATCACTAATTTTTGAACTAATTTTTTCGTTATTAAATTCGTTATTAATTTCGTGATTATTTGATATAGTTTCTGAATTACGAGTTGGAATTTGTATATATATATTATATTCATTATTTGTAATAATATTACTTGTAATATTATTACTATATATAGGTATATGGTCAATTAATTCAAAAATTCATTCAAAAATTACGGAAAATAATGATGTAAAAATTGTAGATTTTAGTGAAGATAGAGGTCATTTTACAGGTAATCTTACAGGTCAAATTACAAGTAATATTGAAATTACATTAAAAATTAATTCAAAAATTAAGGAAAATAGTAATGGAAATAATAAAGATTTTAATGATTTTACAAGTAAAAATTCTGGTAATTTTAATGATGATATAAAAATTAAGAGAAATAGTAATGAAAATGATTATGATTTTAATAATTTTCGCAATCTTTTTAATGTTATTTTTGAAAATGATAATGTTAAAAATAATAAAATTATAGATTTTCTTTCTGATTTTAATGATACAAGAGATTGAGTTTTTAATAATAATTCAGATATTAATGTAAGTCTTTTTACAGGTATTGAAAATAATATAAATGTTTATAATAAACTTATGAATCTTAAAATGAATAAAAGATGTAAAAATAAAAATGATAATTTTAGATATTACAATAGTGATAAAAATATTAAGGGTTTTTAAGATTTATAGATTGAATGAAATGATAATATAAAGAATAAAGATTTTAATAATTATGAAAGTGTTTACAAAGGTATAGAAAATAATATAAGTATTTGTTATAAATTTCAAAATGATTTTAATGATTATTTTCAAGATAAAAATAATAAAAATATTAATGATTATAAAAGTATTTATACAAATAATGATGATAAAGATAAATATTTTATATATTTTAGTAATTTTATAATGATAGATAAAGGGGATTTTATAGATAATTTTAATGACGAATGTGTGAGTTTTATTATGGGTATCGGAAATAATATAAATGTTTATATTGTGGAAGTACCTAATGAAACTGCCCCGTCCATTCAAGGGTTTGCGAAGCCCCCCGCTTGAGATTGCAGGAAAGAAAAAAATAAACGTTTCCTGAATAGTCTAATTAAACATTATTCAACTATGGCAAAGCAAATCAAAGAAGCAACCGAAACCGTTGTTAAGGTTGTTCGCATTAGTGGTAAAACTAAACCGCTGGCAATTAATGGTAAAGAGAATACCGACAATGTCGTATTCCTTCGTGCTTTCGATGCTGAAAGCGGTGCGAAACTCGACACACCGTTAAGTATTACCGAAAGTAGGGCTAAAATGTTCGGTTTTTCTTGCTTGTGTATTAGCGAGGAAACAGCCGAACGAGATAACGCCGGAAATATGGTTGAGGAACTCAACACGCTGACGAATCCGCCCAAGTATTACGAAATGACATTGCGAGTAATACCGAAAGGCGAGCCGGGAGAATGGGGCTATAAGACCAAAAAGGCCGTAACGGTGGACGGCAAAGAGTACAAAGCGGGCGAACTCGTTCCCTATCGTACTACCGGAACCATGATAGTTGAGGCTATCGGCAAGGAGTACAAAGATACGGATTTCAAGAGTGCCGCGATTAATCGTATCAACGGAGCCGCAAACGCTGCCGGAGATATGGCATATCGTGTCGAAACTTTCCGTCTTATGTTCGGACGTGTTCCGAATATGGCTAACGAGGAAGACCGAAATACACTGCTTTCTCTTCCGGTAGCACACTAAACAGGTAACGTTAAGGATGGCGAACGTCGTAATGATGTTCGTCATTCTTTTCGTAAATTATCAGTTTCATTACGACCAATACTTTGATTTATATTACGACCAACACTATTAAAACTATGAAATGGTTAGGATTTATAATATTAGTTCTAATTGAATCATTAGCTATATTCGGATTATCACTCGAAAAAATAGGATTTACTGTTCCGCAAGCGATATTAATTTCGTTTTATGTTGTGTTATTAATTATCACAATTACGGGATTTATTATTATGCATTTTGTAAATCTACAAAAAGAAAGAGAAAATGAATTTCGAATTTTAGTAGAAAAATTACGAGGACAAGAAGAAGCAATTAAAACAGTAAAAGAACAAGTGTTTAGAATAGGACAAAATGTATTAATTTCAGAAGAAAAATTGGAAGATATTAAGGAAGAATTTAAGAGATTAAAATGATGTGAATTAGAGGGATTAGTTGCGGAGGTATTATCTCCACTTTTATCTTTATTATTTTCACTATTAGAATCTCTAATTTTAGGCAAATAATCTCTTTATAATTGTTCTTTAATATTTCCTAATATTTTTATCTTTAATATTTCTATTATTTTTTCAATTAAAAATATCTATAATTGTTCTTATCAATTTCTTATTATTAATTCCTTTAATATTTTTATTATTTTTTATATCTTTATTTTCATTAACAATCTCAATTTAATTTCCAATCATTGTTCTTAATAATTTTGTATCATTTTTAACAGTAATATTTATTTTATCATTTTCAATAATATTTGTAATAATTATTTCTTTTCTTTTATCTTTTTGATTTTTATCATCTTTTCCTTATATTGTTATCATTAAAATCGTAATAGTAATTGTTATAATTATTGTAATAATATTTTCATTCTTTTTATTTTTATTTTTTACAATATTATAACTTTTACATTTATCTTTATTAATAATAACAATATTCTCATTATTCTTTTTATCATTTTGAGCATTAATATTTTCAATTTGATTTTCATTAATTATAAATATAATAATTGACATTGTAATTGTAATAGAATTTGTAATATTAATTGTAATTATTTATTCTTTACTTTTATATTACTTATCTTTATTATTAATTACAATAGTTTTAATATCATAACTATCATGACTTGTGCTATCATTGGATTTATAATTTCCTATTTATTTGTTATATTAACAGTAGGAAATTCAGTAGACATAACTGGTGAACCAGAGTTTACATTAACAGAAAAACTACAAGCATCATTTCTAATATTCTTATTCGGAGGATATTGGATTGTATTACTTGCAAAATATCTCATTTCATTAATTTAATCAACTATGAACACAACAGAATCTTCTAAACGAAAAATATCTGCATTAGAACGTACAATCGTTGCAGGTATGGGTAGTATTACAATGCCTGATATGATAGCATTACATAAAAAATTTCCTACATTAGCTATCGAAGATATTTATGATATACTTAGTTCGATAGAAACATCTGCATTAGGTACAACATCACGAGAATTTATTCTTCAATATGCAGAAGTAAGACTTCTTAGTTTACGAAAATCTAAAATTATTGAAGAAGCAACAGAACAAACTCGTGAAATATCAGAAAAAGTACAAGCTCTCATATCTCGTAATGAAGAATTAAATGACCGACTTGAAAGACAAACATCTTACATTGGTAAACTTCAACAAAAACTATCAACATTCAAATCAGTAAATAAAAATATTAAAATAGTATCTCTCGTACTATTATTCTTACTGATTGGTCAAGTTATAGCATATTTTACATTATAAATTTTAACAATAATTCAATTATGTCGAACAGTATGTTTTTTCTTCCTTGCATTTGTATTATCATTTGTTTTATTATTTCCGCTATTACTTATACCTATAATAAGGCCAAAGATAGAGCAGTTGATAAAGCTATTAATGATGATATTCAAGATGGTTTTGTATGTTTGGGGGATGTTTATATTAATGAGTATTCTATTGAGTCTATTTATTTAGATGATAATGGACATCTTGTTGATATTAAAACAGACCACAACCAGTATTCTTATCGTTTTACAAGTGAAAGTTCATATCATAAATATCTTGATTATCTTGAAAATACTTGTAAAATTAATACAATGATTCATAATCAGTATTAGCTTATGATATGGAAAGTAATAGCAATAGTCTTTTGGGTTTTAGTAGGTCTAATAGGCTTTTGTAAATGTATTGACGGTGATGAATCAAAAACTCTCACTGGTATTATTTATATAATTATTTCATTAGCTTTCCTAACTGGTATTGCTATTGGAGTATAAACAATTAATTATATGACTGCTAAACTAATTGTATCTGTTAAAGAGGTAAACGGTATTGCACAAGTCGTTTACTATTGTAAAGAACGTCGGCGTATTTATCGTAAATCATTAGCTGATACTATTCGAGAATTTCGTGATGCTTACAGAAAAGCTAACAAAAAATAAGTTGCAACTGGAGAGGGCTACGCAGCTGGGCTACGCCCAGCCGCTCCGCTCCCCGGTGGGAGAGGAGGTTGCACGCCCACTTGTCGCGCTAATACTGTTACTAATATGAAAGTTTGGGATGTTACAATTGAATTAGATAATAATAAACATTGTAACGTAATAATTGAAGTAATTGCATCTACTGAAAATAAAGCTCGTGTTAATGCTGAAATTAAAGCTCGTAAGAAATATAATACTAACTTTGTTAAATCAGTAAATGTTAAATACTTAGGTATTTACAAAGAATCTTAAAATAGTGTTAAATTATGTTATGTGAAATTATATCTGAAACAAAAGGTACTATTATTAATTTACCTATACAAGGTGATATTAATGTTAGTCGTGACGATTATATCGAAATCAATAATGTTCGATATGTAGTTCGTCGAAAAGAATATATTCTTAAAACTGAAACTGAACCTACTGGAAGACAAGTTTATATTACTCGAATTGTTATTTATGTCATGTAAATTATGCCAAATTTAGAAGATTGTGTTATTCAGTTTGAAGACCCTAATCCAACAATGACTCGTGTCGAAAATGCTCCTGCGGGTATTGGTGCTGATATAGTATTTCCAAGTGTGGAACCGGAACATTTACGAGGTAGTTCATTATCTGCTATTAGGCCTATGACAGTTACTGAATATAATAGTATTCATGCAGATAATTATAAAACTGAAAAGAATACTGGAAATATCATTCTTATTATGATTGTTGCAACAATATGTTTAATTAAAGTCATTAGAGCTGCGAAAAAATCAGATTAGCTAAATATGACTGCTGAACAAGAAAAAGATTTTAAGAAAAGAGGCATATATAATGATATTATTCTAATGACAAATCTGACGATGATATATTGTTATATTATGTTCTTTGCTCTTGAAGAAGTTGTTAATATCTTTGGTAAACGTTATCGACATTCAACCAAGTATTATTATAATATCGTTCGAGAAGTTCTCGATAGAATTAATTGTGATAATATTAATTGTTTCAAAACAAGTCAGCAAGATGCTGGTCAAATGGTTTTGGATGTTGTTAAAGAAATCGAAGATAGACTTGTTTTTGATGATAAACAGTTATATATCCTATTTGTTATTAATCAAAAGGCTTACGATAATATTCATAGGTTTGAACCTGAAGTTACAAGTATATTTAAGAAACAAATTGAATACATTTATCGTAAACTAATTGATTATTGTCCTGTAACATTGGATAAAGACAAAATGGCTATTGCAACTATTGTCATTAATCAAGTTGTTAATAAAATTAAAGCTCGTGAGGAATCTAATGGTTCACTCACTATTATATATGATGATGCAAAATAAATTTCAAGATTTGTTTGGTCATACCATATATAATTATTATATTTGAATCATAAATAATAAACAAACAAACACAAGAACTATGTCTTACATTATCACTCGTGCTAACGAAAATAATAAAGTTGGTAAAATAGGAAAAGGTCGCAAAATCAATCATGTTCAAACTATCGTAGTCGGCGGTGATGAACGTAATAAATGTCGGCCGGTATATCGTGTAACGATTATTCACAAAAATAATAAGTAATAAATTAATACAACAAGTTGTAAATACACTATCATAATAAAATATGTAATGAGTAGAAATCCTCGATAGGCAATCCAGTATTAAACTACTATTTTTACAACTTGTTTTCTTGAACTATGGTGTAATGGTAACACATGAGATTTTGGTTCTCAGATTTCAGGTTCGAATCCTGATAGTTCAACTATTATAGATAATCATGGCAGAGATATAAATGCAACCGACCGTGTGCTTGGTGATACATAAGTTGAGACTTAACTGTATTTTAGGCTGATGTAAGTCCAGCTGATTATCTATAATTACGCCGTGTTAGCTTTAATGGTAGAGCAGCTGACTTGTAATCAGCAGGTTGTAGGTTCGAATCCTACACACGGCTCACATTGGGATTGTTGTGTTCCAAATGTTGATGTTTTGAAATGGACATCTCGGAGTACTTCTGTTGTGATAATAGTGGTACTCTTTTTCATGTAAATTCTAATCTAATATATAATATTATGACTTTAATCACTCTACCTTCTGGAACTGTTTTAGCTAATGATTTTGCTCTTCCGATTATTGTTGTTAGTAAAGTTCTTATGGCTAATGATACTAATCCTCACGCTAAACTGTATCCGTATTATTTTACAATCATGTATGCTAATGGAGTTTCAATTTCTATTATAGCTAAAACATTAGCAGATGCTGAGCTTGATAGACAAATAGTTGTTAAAGCTATTACTCCTACAAAAGATTCAAACGTGAATTAACTATCTGTTGAGATTAAAAGCTAAATTAAAATTCATCGAAAGACTAAAAACAATAATCAAACAAAAAGTAAAACTATGGAACAGACACAAAAGACTTGCAAAGTAGCAATTAAGTTTAGATTTACAGTTAGTTCTTGTGCTGGAAATAATTATTCCAGTTGGGGCATACTTAAAATCGTAACTGAAATTAAACCTACTATTTTGTTTTATAGGTCAGAGAATGGTGAAAAACATAATCTGATTGAACAAATGGCTACGGATAAAGTTAAAGAACTTATCAAAACATCTGGTAGTAATACTGTTGATGTTGAGATTCATTCTGTAACTCTTCTCTAATATAGTTGACCACGAACTATTAATCGTGGTGGTTTAAGGCGAGATGGTGAAATAGGTAAACACGAAGGACTTAAAATCCTTTGGTCAGTAATGACCTTGCGGGTTCGATTCCCGCTCTCGCTACAAGTGTCCAAATAATGGACGCGAGTGTACCAATCCGAGTACACAATCTTGCATACAAAGCTGTCAAAAATATGCGAGTTAAAAATGTGACAGTACTTATGGATACTCATAAGACTAACGCTGGCGCCAAGCGGAATAATATTATGTGAGTTTCAACACGTTCATTTAGCAATGCTGTTGTTAGTGCTGACGAGCAACGAACAAAAAACGAGAGTACTCCTCGTTCTTGTCTTTTTAATGATGACGAAACCCGCGCGACAAGTGGGCGTCCAACCCACTCCCCCACCGGGTAGCGGAGCGCTGGGCGAAGCCCAGCAGCGAAGCCGACTTAAATTGCTACTAAATTAACTCTTAATTAAATACAAATTAAAACTATCTAACATTATGGTATGAGTAAGCAACCTATTATACAAGTTCATAGTTGTAGAGCTTGTAAGTATTGTAAAAGTAAAACTTCGTATAAGTCACGAACTGAACGAAAGACTTATTATGAATGTGATAAGACTAAAACTATGATTACAGAAAGTGTATATCAAACAAATGATTGTTTAACTTTTATTAGTCGTAAATAGTTTATGCCTAAACTCAATGCTAATCAGATAGACAAATATCTTAATCCGAAAGATAACGGAGATAAGAGAAGGTCTAAACCTAATAGGAATCTTCGAGAAGATAACAATCAAAATTATAGTAAGAAGAATGATAAACGTAGGCCAACAAGTCGTAACCAGTAAAGGTAGATATGGTCGTGTTATTGATGTTGATAATTCATCCAATGAACTTAAAGTATTAGTTAAGATTGGTACTAAGAATTATTGGATATTAGAAAGTCAATTAACTCCTGCTACACATATAGTTAGGGTTAAAGTTGAATACGAAATAGATTATTGTGGTAAATCTATTACCGATAGTCTTGAAGTAGCCCTAAAACGTGATACTGTTCTTTACAATGATAATGTTAATTATTTAGTTCAGATTTGTAAAGATAAAGTAGAAAGACAATTAGAAATGGAAGTAAAAGTTAAACAAATTAAAATTTCATAAGTGCTATGACATTTGACTTAAAAGTTATTACTATTGAAACTAAACCTCGTGCTGGATACTTTATTCTTGACGAAGGTGAATTTTCTACTGTTAAAAAGGTTGTACCTCAACGTAGCGAAGTTTATCTTGATAATGGTAAAGTATTATCTATCGCTGATGCTTCTAAGAAAGTCGCAAAACTTATCGGTGAAGTTACTACTGAACAAGAAGATAAAGTTATTACAAAAACTTATTCGATTATTCATAGTGATTTCAGTGGAATTATTCGTGGTTTGTATGATACGATTCCTTATGGAGATGATGTTCCCGAAGAGGATAGAAAATATAAAACGCTTCGTGATGCACTGTTCGCTGGTGTAAAAGTCAGATATGAAGGTGCATTTGAAACTATTCTTACTCGTACTGTTGTTGATGAAGTTGTTGAGATTTCAAGTCTTTCTGTTGTAGATAGGTATCAACTTTATTCTCGTGATGATAGAGTTGGTGTTGTTACGAAGTTTGATAAAGATTCTCATTGGTTCCAAATTAAACTTAATACCAGTGGTACTGTTGTTAAGTGTAAACGTGAAGATTTTACAAAACTTCATAATGACAATACTATACAGATGCTTCATACTTTATGTTCTCGTTGTGGTCGATAAATGGATTTTAGTAAACTTAAAGGACTTGTTCCTGTAAAGAAAGCTAATATCAATAGAGATTCAACTAATCGAACAAGAAGTAAAACTTCAAATATGACACCTCATGCTATAAAGTGTGAGGTGTTTTTTTATGATAATAAGTTTTATGGAATTGTCGATAATGAACGTTATCCTATTGATATAACAAATGAAGATTATCAGAAAGCTACATTTGCATTTAGTACACCTGATAATGAACATTGGGATTGGTTCACGATTCGTCCTTTTAGTGCTGCTGAAGCTGATATTGAAAACTTGAAAAAGTATTGGCAACTTATTGTTCCTAAAATGAAGATTTGGATTACTCTTGAAAATGGAGTAGGAAAACTTGATATGGAACGTATTAATAATCGAAACGAAAAAGTTTTCAAAAGATTAAGTCCAAAATATTATGCTTCTCGACGCAATTAAAGAGTATTCGGTGGTCATGCCGGAATTACTTCAATATTTGAAGAAACGAGGATATGACCCCGGATACTTTTTTACAAAGTTAGACCTATCGCTGCAATTCATAATAATATTCGAGTTTTTATTACAGAACTACGATATTGTTATGATTACAACTCCTAATGTCATGGGTGTTAGAGCTTATGTTAATCGAACTACTGACAAACAAGATGTAATATTTGTTTGTCCTACTCCTGAAACTTATAAAATAAGTAATAATCATTATGAAACCCTTATTAGTAAGGCATTTGAGTATATCCAAAACACTGCATTTTAGCCGATATGGACGCAGATAAATTGAAAGACCTTACAAGTGTTAAGGCAAACAAAAATAAGCCGTCAGCGAGGCCAAAACAGGCCGCCACGGGCGATTATTCGCAACTGTATCCGGGGCAACAGCAGGCTATTGATAAACTATCTGATTGGTATTTTAGTAATGAACTTGAATGTACACTTGAAGGCGTAGCTGGGAGCGGAAAAACTTTTATTCTTAGGTATTTTCTTGAGAATATTGTTAATAAATCTTATACTGTTACAGCTCCTACACATAAAGCTCTTCGAGTTCTCGAATCTCAAGTAGGTAGAAAAGGTATGACTTTGCATAGCTTGCATGGTCTTAAACCTAATATTGATTTACAGAATTTTGATATTGAGAATCCTCAATTTGACCCTCTTAATCCAAGTAAGATACAAAATTATAATCTTGTTGTGATTGATGAATGTTCTATGATTAATAAGGATTTATTTCAACTTAATCGAAATCGTGCTACTACTTATAATGTTAAGATTCTTTATGTTGGTGATCCTCTTCAGTTACCACCTGTAAATGAAGAAATATCTTTAACATTTGCTACTGTTAAGAATAAAGTTGTTCTTACTGATATTGTACGACAAGAAGAAGGTAATCCCCTTCTTGAACTGTTTAGTCTTTTAAGAGATGATATTAAAAATCAAACAAATACTTTTCTGAATTATATAGTTCGAAATAGGTCTAACATACAAGATGGAATTGGTTATGAAATTATTCCACGAGCTATGTTTAATCAAAGACTTATTGATGAATTTAATTCAGATACATTTCATAAGAATATAGACCATTTTAGAATTACTGCTTATACGAATAAAGCTGTTTCTGATTGGAATAGTATTGTTCGTAATAGTATAGTTGGTAAAGATGCTGATATAATTCATATTAACGATTTGGTATTATCTTATAATACCATTGTTGATGAATTTAAAGAACCAATCATTCTAAATAGTGAAGACTATATTCTTGAAGATATTAGACCTTATATTAGTGATGAAGGTATTAAAACATTTGCTGTTAATCTTAAATCTATGTATGATGGTCATATAACTCAACCGTTTCTTATCGTAGATACAAAAGATGCTTCGTTTCTTAAATATAAGGAAATTCTAACACATCTTTATAATAGAGCAGCTAATCGTGTTCAACATGGTTGGTATGTTTATTATAAGTTTAAGAATCGTTTTTTAACAAATCTTAAATTCAGTATTGAAACTATTCAAGGAACTAAGTGGATTAATAAAGACATAGATTATGGTTATTCTATGACTGTTCATAAAACACAAGGTTCTACTTTCGATAATGTAGCAATAGATTTGACAGATATTGTTTTCCAAAATACGAGATTTGGTCGTAGAGAAAATGATATTGATATTCGTAATAAACTTATGTATGTAGCTCTATCTCGTGCTCGCAAAAGTGTTATTATGAAGTATTAAACATAATCTTATTAATCAGACTGTTTCATCTGATATTTTTAATAGTATTAATATTATGTGTAATGCTTGTGAAAGATGTTATTTATCTATTGCTAATCGACGGATACCCGGTGGGGGAGCAGGTTGCACGCCCACTTTGAGGCGTACTGTTATGTTTGTTGGTGATACACCAACTATTACAGATTATAAAACTCAAACTATATTTAATGGTCGTTCAACTAAAATAGTTAGTCAATTTATTAATGATTATAAACTAACTGCTTGGACTATTAAATCAACTCTTATTCAGTGTGTTTGTGCTGAACCAACTGAACATTATGCTGAAACTTGTTATCCAAATTTTATAGCAACTATTAGGAAATATAAACCTACTATTATTGTTGCTGTTGGACAATTTGTTTATCAGTTCCTTAAAGAAGAAAAATATAAAAGTATGGCATCAGTTGTTAATAAACCGGTTAGGTTTAATGATGCTATATTAATTCCTATATATTCACCAGCCTATATTATGCGTAACAAATGTTATTCAGAATATGTTAAATCTTTTAATTTAATTAGTGACATATTTGCTGAATTATGTAAAGAATATCGTTATTACAGATAAAGTAGTATTATTATGAATAATGCTTATGAATATGATGTAGAGATATATCCTAATCTATTTGAAGTTACTTTTATACCTAAAACAGCAGACCAAAAACTTATCGACGTTTATAAAGCTGTTGATATAAGATGTCTTGCTATTAAAAATGGTAAAGAAGGTAATCTTGAAGAACTGAAAGAAGCAAAGGCTAAATTGTTATTAGCAGTGGGTGCTAAACAATTTGTTATTTGGATTGATTATACTACTGGTAAGTGGAGAAATGATGGGCCACTTATTATGGATTTCTTTATTCAACATAAAATTCTTACTGGTTATAACAGTAATAATTATGATAAAATTATGTTGGATATTTTTATTAATAATTATAAATATCTTGATGTAAAAGGTTTTAATAAGAAAGAAAGTAAACATATCACACAAATTCTATTTGACCATAGTTGTGCTTGTGTAGATTTTGGTAAAGGATATAGTCGTTTACTTAATTTCAAAAAATATTACAAACGTCCTTTTACTGATTATGATATTCAAAAGATTTTATATCTTGATAAGACTTATACCAGTCTTAAACAAGTTGCTATTTGCTTAAAATGGTATCGTATTCAGAATCTACCGATTGCTTATAATTGTAGAATTAGAGAAGAGGATATTTATGATATTTGTGATTATAATGTAAATGATGTTCTTATTACATTAGAACTGGAACGTAGTCAAAAGGCTGAAATTGAACTACGAGAAGATATATCTGAAGAGTTTGGAATTGATGTTCGTAATATGTCAAGAAGTTCTATTGGTAAAGCTATTACTACATCTCTTTATGAGAAGTTTAGCGGTATTGATAGAAAAGATTTTATGGATACTAAGACTGATAGATGGAAAATTAAAGTTTCCAGTATATTAAGTCCTAAACTTAAATTTCAAACTAAAATTCTCAATGATTTACTTC